CAGCCGGCCTTACCTGTGAGGGTCACCAGCTTGACACTGGGATCCATCAGGAGTTCGATGGAAAATGTCTGTTCTTTATTCCGTGGTTTCACACCAAAGACTTGATCGATTTTTCTGAGGTGGTGGAGCATGTCGCCTTTTGCGCGAGCGATCGCAGACTTGATGGTGTTGCCATCAGGGTCCACGCACTTGATCACCACGATCTGGTTTGGGTATAGCTTTTCAGAAGTAACATTGTCCACGTGGATCGATTCACGAGAGGCGTAGAACATGTCCACAGTCTCGTAAGGAACAGTAAAAACCTTCACGCCTGTGTAGAGGTGTTCGGCAGAATCAGTAGCCCTGTTGGACAGATAGTCCTGCGCTTCGAGTCCTAATGAGGAACACTTGACACGGACGTTGATGTCCTTAGACACAAGGATTGCCTTTGGTACCTCTTTACGAAGCATCAGTGCAAAACCAATGATCATATTGTCCACTGAGGAGCCAAGGACTAGTTCAGGTGGAAGAAGTGCACTGTACCCTGTAGGAGATGACATCACCTTGAGAGTACCACCGGGAGGAAGAGACACACCGTCCCTGAGGGAACCAGATTCACTGATCTTGTCGAGGATCCTGTTGACTTCTCGAGCGGCGCGACCCACTTCATCGGAGCGCCCCTTGTGTTTGTCAAGTTCTTCCAGGACGAGGATCGGAATGATCAGGTCGTTGTCCTGAAAGTTATTGAGGCAGTTGGGGTCGCTCAGAAGGACGTTGGTGTCGAGGACATATGTTTTCTTCATGTGGTTTCAAGTGCAACTTATACAAAAGCTGTTCCTTGCTAAAATATCATACACAGAACTATGAGCAACACACACGAGAAAAAAATAAAGTTACCTGTTGTTGGAATGACTTGCTATGAGGCTGTTGACAAGCACAACAGCAAGTGTGAGAGAAAGTCGTGCAAGCAATGGGTAGATTTCCCTCAAGGAAAAAATTGTCTAATGATAACAACTCAGGCCGGACCTTTAACCCTAAACGAGATAGGGAAGATCTACGGCCTGACGAGGATGAGGATCTGTCAGATAGAAAAGAACATCTATCAGAAGATTAGAAGTTTTATTCGTCAATAGGAGCAGTAGGAGACGGCTCTTCAGACTTCTTCTTCTTTGGAGGAGGAGACTTCTTCTTAATCGACTTTTCAGTTAAAGATGTTTCTTCTTTGACAACATTTATAGCTTCAATTTCTTGCGATACGACCAATTCCTCTTTTTCAGAGTTAGTCGTTTCTATTTTTGAAACATCTGCTTTTGCCGTCTTCACTTCTGACTTCTTTTTCTGCACATAGGATCCATTCTTCCCAGCAGTATAAGCTACGCTAGTATCAAGACCTTTATCGGCAAGGTCTCTGAGTATTACTGATCTTGCTCTCATGTTCATGTTGACCTCAAAACTGATGAAGCTCCGTTAGGAGCTTCATCTTTTTTTCACTTATCTTCCTTCTTCGTCTTATCAGTATCGAGCGTTAGCTTCACAAGCTCCTTAGCGCTTGTCTGAAGTTGTCGAAGGCCCTTACGAGCCCGGACACCAGCAGCCGCTACGCCCTTTGCGTTCTTGGCAACATCGGCCTCGAGAGCTTCAACTAGGGACTTCAACTCACTCCACTTCGATGCAATTGGGTTATCACTCATTTGTTAATGTGACCTCCTGATTCAGGAATATATGGCCACACTCCACAAAGTAAACCTATTTGACGAAGGATGACCTGAACTCCTGTGGAAACATGTGGAGGTTTCGAGAGTAGAACCTGTCCCAATCGGCATCGAGAATGTAGGAGACTGCGTGGTCTTTCTCGTTTCGGATGGATCGACCGAAGGCCTGGATCACTGACTTCGCAGTCGTGTAGGGATACCACATCTTGTCCTTCTCCATCCGCTTCTTGATCACGAGGTCTCCGAGGTACGGAAAGGGAACCTTGCAGAGTATCTGAAAACGTGAAGCATCATCGGCGAGGTCAACGCCCTCCATCATCGATGGAGACAAGAGAACCGTAGGTTCGGAGCAGGTCACATGGAATTTAAGCACCTCGTCCCTGTTGCCAGACTCGTGTGTGAGGAACCTGTTGGTCTTTACGTTCTCGACTAGATACTTGGCAACTTTATAGTTGGCAGTATGGATGATGCCCTTCTCATTCGGATGTTTATCGAGTATCATCATGACCGCCTCGGCCATCACCGGAAGGGTCTTGTCGATGGCATCTCTGCCCATGGAACCCACGGGAATGTAGTGTGCCGGCCTGTTCTCCACGGGGAAGGGAGATCCGATGCGGAGGTAGGCAACATCGGCAGGATCTAGGCCGATGGATTTGCAGAACACCTCGTGGTCCACAACGGTGGCACTCATCATCAGCGTTCGAGCACCAGATCGAAGGAACACCTTCTGTGAGTATGGTCCCAGATCCACAGGTTTGAATTCGAACTTACGGGCTCCCCTGCGATTGCCCTCCTGTGGATAGGCCACATTCATCACCCAATTGGTTGGGTTGTACACCTCGATGAACTGATCAATCTTACCTGTGTGCTTCTCGAGCATCTCGTACTGCTTCGAGAACTCACCTTGGCCTTCAGAATCTGAGAGCCTCACGAGGTTCTTCTCCAACTCTCTAACGTACTTGTTCACCGCCTTGCGGTACGGGCCCTTCACCCACTCGAGAACTGCCTCCTGTGTGTCCAGCTTCGGTATCTTACACTTGAGAACATCTCTAGCGAACTTCTCAGAGAAACTCACCTCGATGAACTTACCCAGCTCTGTTTCCGTGTTGTGGCACTCATCAACTACCAGGAGGGCTCGAGGAGTTAACTTTCCTGCGTACGTGGTCTCCGCCAGAAAATAGGAGAAATTCGTGATGGAGATTGGACACTCGATAAAGTCCTGTTTTTCCAGGGAGTACGTGCACTCATTCTTGCAAGTCTTCGCGAAGTCTGTGCCGGCCACCTGCTTGCCAAGTTTCTGAAGCAACCGCTTCGATTCAGAACAAGAATTATCGGAGTAGTGCTTGCATCGGTAGTTGGATGCTGACTTGATGGTGCGGATGAGGTTTCGTCCGGATTGAGGCCCAAAGTCATCCATGTACTGTTCCTGGAGAATCTTCTGGGTGGTGATCACGTATGCACCGGTGAGAGGCATTCCCTCCTCATCCTTAATCACAGGGGCGTGGGCCTCCATGTAACGGGCGATGCAGATACCTGTGGCGGACTTTCCCGTCCCCGTTCCCATTTCTAGGAGGACTGCCTTCTTGCCGGACTCATAAGCATCGAGAGCGAATTCAATCGCCTTTCGTTGTTCGGGACGGATACGGTCAAATGGAAAATACCTCACGTAGTCATGTTTAGGCATGTTGGCCTGACATTATACCACGTGAGGTACAGTTTGCACAGGTGTCAGTCACCGATGATTTTGTCCACGATCCCGAGTTTAACGGCCTGTTCTGGCAGGAGGTAGAAGTCGTGTCCGGACTTCATGATCTTCTCGATCTCGGTCTTGGAGCCCTTTGTTTCGCGGACGATAGCATTCACCATCTGGTCCTGCATGCGCTTGTGTTCCTTAGACTCATTGATCACCTCGAACACATTACCTCCAACTCCACCGGAGATAGGATGAATCATCACTCGAGCATTCCGACCGATCATCCTCTTTCCCTTGGCACCGGTTGCGAGGAGGAGTACTCCTGCACTCATCACCTTTCCAAGGGCAATCGTGTGGACTGGACATGGGAGGAACTTGATGGTATCGTACAGTGTGAACATCTCGTCCACCGATCCGCCATACGTAGAGATCACGAGGTGGATGGGCTTATGATTCTGCGATGCGAGGTGGAGTAACTGAGCAACCACCAAGGAGATGGACGCCTCGTTAACTTCACCGTGGAGGACCACGAGGCGTTGAGAGTCTCCCATCGCGATGCCCATGGTTGTGGAAGATTCATCGCTGTTACTCTTGTTGCTGGTCACTCTCGCGGAGTTTGTAACTTGTCTTCCCATCACTCGTCTCCTTCGTTTGCACCGTAGATCTTGGAGATGAAGAGGTCCGACCCCTTGAACTCCTTCACGAAACCTGTGAGCTCCTTCATCTCTTCCACGTTCTCGAGTTCTAGGCCGAGGTAGTAGATGATGAGCCACCGTTGCCGGTCGCTGATTCCGAAGTGGTTGATCTCACGAACTATCTCGTGGGCCACCTTGTTGTCGGCGGCCAGCTTCTCAGACTCCAGTTGTCCGTATATCTCTGACATGTTTACTCCGATGGTACTGCGACTTCTTCTCTTGTGAAAGGTTCCACCTTGAAGAAAGTCTCACTCATGATCCTAACATACTTTCCCTGCTTTATACCAGCCTCTTCTTCGACGGCGAGGACGACAAAATTTCCCCACTGCTTGTTCTCGAGGATGAATTGAGCTTGTTCCCACGTTGGAAGATCACAATTGTTGCGCTCGAGGATGTCAGAGAGGTTGGGAGGAAGAGATGTCTTCACGTCTTCAATCTTGACAATGGAACCCATGGCTTCTTTGCCAGGAAGGATCTCAGAAGTGCATATATCTGTCACCTTATGGATGATACCGCAGTTATTGCACTGAGCAAACTTCACCTTCACACTTTCGTCATCTCCTATGACAGAAAATACCAAAAACTGATGGACTGGTGGGTTAGGAAAGACTTTGTATTGAGGTAGGACGCACCTACACTTAATGAGATGTCTCTGACCTCTCATTAGAAGTACTTCTTGATTGTGTTTTGAAAGTTCGGAAGAGTTTTTTGATACGTCTGATCTACAGAAAGAATAAAGACATTGATTAAATGTCGAAGCTGATCTTCTGTTAAGCTAATGTCTCCGTTCTTAGCAGCTGTGACCAAGTTAGAACTGACAGCATCCTTCATGCTGTCGACAAAAAGTAATTTTGCATCCCGTGAAATCTTGTCTATCGTATTCATGTAATCTACATTAGAAAGTTTCAAGAAACAGTAAACAAAGCGACGCTACTTACAAATTTTTCAAAAGATTCTAGAGTATCTCTCGCAACTTTTTCTGGGGAGAAAGTGTTGTTGAGAACAGACGATATGATCCTTATTCCTTCGTCGAATTGACTACTTCTGTGGAAGTAAGAGAAGTCGTCAGGGATATAGACGTCGACACAAGAAGAAGATAGGCTCTGCAAACGTTTACTGAGTATCTCTTCCAGACCTTTCTTCGATTCTAATTGTTCTTTTAGAGAAGAAATATGAAGATCGACCCTGTTAGAAATTTTAGCGTTCTTGATTACGACGTTTCCTCCATCGATAATTGCTTCTTCACAACGCCCCAGATTTTCGTACTTGCAAGAAGATATCAATTCTCCCTTGAGAGAAGATACTACATCCGTACCAGTTGAAACAGCAATGTCTACTATCGTATTGACATTCTCAGCATCGAAAGGCACTGAAAAAGGAACTACATGCACGGTCTTTCTGTCATTGTTGACTTTAACTGTGTGAAGAACGTCGTCAGACATGCCCCTAGTAAAAAATAGACAAGGTACTTTTTTTTCGCTCAGCTCAGTGAGTAAATGGTGTATCTCGGAAACGTTTTCTATGTAGCCGTCCACACACAAAACTCTGCAGACTTTTAAAGACAAATTTTTTGATTTTAGAAGACTCTTTACAGAAAACTTGTATCCATCAGTTTTTTCGATGTACGACTTTTGATTGGAAGATTTTCTTACAGAAAATCTTGTATTGGAGTCGACTAGGTCTAAGCTCTCTAGCAACATATGAGAGACGAAATTTTCGTGACCTAGACTCCGGAGAAGGACTTCTAGTTCTTTTCTGGTCCGGATTGTCTTTTGTTCATCTTTTTTATTCGTCAAGAAGAGCTTCAAAAAAGTTAATCCTGCGCTAGGAGTTCTTTTCTCAGCGTTTATTGCGTAAGTTAAAAGTAGCTCAAAAAACTTTTGAACTTCAATATCGTGGTGCTTCATGAGCATGACATGCTGTAGTCTTCTTCTAGAACGAAGAAGCCCAGAAATGTTTTCTAAAGAAAACTCAATGTCTACGTTCTTATGTAAGAAGTTTTTGAGTGTTGTTATTATAGCTTCCGTTTCCACAATAACTTATACACATACTAGACAGAAATGTTCAATGAATCTTCGACTCTATCCATTTCACTGTCAAAGTTATAATTCCTCCTCCAATTGCAACAAAAAGCCACTTTAAGATGTCCCAAATGTTATTTTTGTTCCTCACAAGAGAGTCGACAGATTTTTCTAAGTTTGACAGTTTTTCTTTTGTCTTGTCTTCTATCTTCTCAGCTTTGTCTTCTTCTTTACTCTTAGTTTCTTTCCAAAGACTAAGCTCATTTATACTCTGTTCTATCTCATTTACTTTACTTGCATTCTCTAATTTGTATTCACCTAGCTTAGAAAATATTCCATCAGAAGGATCGTAGATTGCATCATGAATCTTATCGACTTTAGAGACCAGCTGCCCTTGACTCTGCTCAATCTTGTCGATCTTGAAGAGAAGAGTCTCAAATCCACCGTTGAGAGCCGAGCTTGATGATAGTTTCTTACTAATCTCATCAAGAGCGTCTGTTTTTTTTAGTGATCTCTGAACAGACAAAGCGGTGGATGATGGCTTTTTCTTCATATACATTTCCTCAGCTGTCAGTACTTTCTAGAGTGTAAATAAATCAGAATAGAGAAAATTTAGATGAATTTTGCTGATCAGATATTTGTGAACCCAAATAAAATAATAAGAGAAGATGTCGACGTAGTTTTTGTGGCAGATCTCTTTGAAGAAGACTATGCAGGAGGAGCAGAGATGACTTCAGAGTCAATCATCTCTTCTTCACCTTACAAGGTTCAGAAGTTACATTCAAGAGATGTAAACTTGGCAACTCTAAGTCAAGGTGTAAAGAAATTTTGGATCTTTGGTAATTTTTCACAAATGAATCCCGAGTTGATTCCAAGCATCGTAGCAAATTTGAAGTACACTGTCCTGGAATACGACTACAAATACTGTAAGTTTAGGTCCCCAGAAAAACATAAATTTGCAACAGGAAGTATTTGTGACTGCCATGAACAGATCAATGGAAAGTTGATATCAGCTTTCTACTACGGTGCTCAAGCTCTTTGGTGGATGTCTGAGAAGCAAAAAGATAAGTATCATTGTTTATTCCCGTTCTTGTCAGAGAAAGACAACATAGTTCTTTCTTCTGTGTTCTCAAAAAAGACTTTATCAACTCTCAGAATCTTGCGCGAGTCTATAAAGTCAGAAGAGAAGAAAGGTTGGATAGTTCTTGGCTCTCAGTCTTGGGTCAAAGGCTTTGAGTCTGCAAAGAAGTGGTGCGAAGATAACAAGAAAGAATATGAAGTAGTTTGGAATATTCCTTATGACAAATTACTTGCGAAGATGTCTGCAGCTGAAGGATTTGTATACCTGCCAGCAGGAGGAGACACTTGCCCCAGGATGGTAATAGAAGCTAAACTTCTTGGATGCAAGCTTCATATAAATGAACATGTTCAACACAAAGATGAAGAATGGTTCTCGACAGATGACGTATCTTTGATAGAAGACTATCTGTCGACGACACCTGATCTTTTTTGGAAGGCAATTAGTAAAATAATGGACTACAAACCTACAATAAGCGGTTATACACAGACCAGAAATTGCATAGAGCAGAAATATCCTTGGGAACAGTCTATTAAGTCTATCTTAGCTTTCTGTAATGAAGTTGTAGTTGTAGACGGAGGTTCTACAGACGGTACATGGGAGCGTCTTCTAGAGATACAGTTGATAGATCCAAGAGTAAAACCATTCCAGTTCACCAGAGACTGGGATGACAAGAGATTTGCTCTCTTCAACGGTCAGCAAAAAGCAGAAGCGAGAAAGAAGTGCACAGGAGAATTCTGTTGGCAAGTAGACATTGACGAAGTTGTCCATGAGGACGACGCACTGAAGATAATAGATCTTGCAAAAAATTTCCCAAAGGGAGTCGATCTCATAGCTCTTCCTGTAATAGAGTATTGGGGTGGAAGTGACAAAATTAGAGTCGACGTCAATCCATGGAAATGGCGTCTCAGCAGAAATAATCCAAAGATAACTCATGGTCTTCCAAAAAGTCATAGAAGATTTGACGCTGAAGGTACGATGTACTCTGCTGGATCTGACGGAGACGACTACATCTACTCCGATACTCTAGAGAACGTTCCATATGTTACTTTTTACAACAATGAAGTGGAGAATACTCGCCGGCATGCTCTCATGGGTAACAAGGATGCTCTAGTGTCATACGAAAATTGGATGAATAATGTCGTCGAGAACATACCAGGCGTTTATCACTATTCTTGGTACGATCTAGAGAGAAAGATTCACACATACAAGAATTTCTGGTCAAAACATTGGACTAGTCTCTATAATCAAGTGCAAGAAGATGTTCCTGAAAACAACAAGTTCTTCGACAAGAAATGGTCGGACGTCAGTGACGACGAGATTAGAAACATTGCTGCTAGGATGAAAAATGAAATGGGTGGCTGGATCTTTCATGACAGAATAGACTTCAATAAACCCACGCCTTGGGTGAAGTTGAAGAAGAATGAACCTTCTTACATGACTCAGCTGTTTCTTTTCAAGAAAGCAGAATCGTGATCAATAAATTCGTTTTCATAATTCCATACTTCAATTGCATAGAAGACATGGAAAAAACAATATTTTCCATGCTGTCTCAGAGTTATGACAACTGGAGAGCTGTTCTCATAAATGACATGTCGACCGATGGAACTGATCAACTTGTGAGAGAGACATGTGGATCTCTACCCAAGAAATTTAGAGATAGGTTCACTCTGATAGACAACAGAGAAAAACACGGAGAGGTAAGAAACACACTCGAGTCTGTCAAATCCATTGATGACGGAGATGTGGTATGTAGACTTGACGGCGGAGATTGGTTGACAGAGAACGACCTTCTCTACGTACTAAATGATGTCTATCGAGATAATTCAGTTGCAGTTGCATGGACTGCACATCGTTGGAGCTACACTACACAAAACATATCGGGACACATGAACTTAAAGGCAGGACAGACGGTATACCAACATCCATGGGTGTCCAGTCATCTAAAGACTTTTCGATGCGGACAACTCAAGAAAGTCCCTGATGCAAACTTTCGGGACGAAAATGGTGACTACATCATGATCGCATGCGATCAAGCTGTATTCCTGCCTATGATGTACCTCTCCCACCTCGAAGGGAAGAAATTGCAATTCGTTCCCATATTAGGATACCATTACAACATAGACCTGTCCAACAAGAATCTGTTCACGAACGAGAGATCGATCAAACAGAAGATGTCAGCTGAGACAATAAGAGCAAGAGGGTACATTCCTTGAAGATATTTCTAGACAATGTCGATCTGAATTCTTCGTCCGGTCCTAATTCTTTTGGCAAGAGACTCAAGACTCAGATCATGAAGATGGGAGATAAGTTCAGGTTCGTCGACTCAGAGGCCGATGTACAGCTCTCTTTCATAACGGCATCGAGAAAAATTGCACCACTTGCTCTTAGACTCGATGGCATCTACTTCAACACAAGACAAGACTGGGAGTTTAATAATGCTCCGATCAAGAAGTCTTTCGAAGCTGCAGATCTCATAGTGTACCAGTCTGAATTCAACAGGAATCTCACAGAGAAGTACTTCGGAGTCAAAAAGTCCGTCGTGATAGGCAATGGAACTTGTCTGGACTGTGTGACGAGAATCGAGCCGCTCGAGGATCCAATACTCGATAAGTTCTCAGAGGTGTGGACCTGCTCGTCTTCCTGGCGTCCTCACAAGCGTTTGAGCGAGAACATCAGGTATTTCCTCGAGAAAGCTCCGAGCGATGCCTGTCTCGTAGTTGCAGGTGAGAATCCCGATCACTACGTGAACGATCCGAGAATACTCTACACAGGCCACCTTCCCTGGGAGAAGTGCATATCTCTCTACAAGAGATCGAAAGTTTTCATCCACCTCGCATTCTTAGATCACTGCCCAAATGTCGTGGTGGACGCAAGAGCATCCGGTTGTGACATAGTCGTCTCGTCTTCGGGAGGAACAAGAGAGATATCAGGTCCTGACTCCACAGTGATACAAGATGTTGAGTGGGACATGAGACCTCTCGACCTGTACAGACCTCCCAAACTCGATTTGTCCAAGTCGAATAGGAATGGATTAGAATCTACGGTGGACATAAAAGAGGTAGCAAAGAAGTACATCGATTGCCTCTGGGAGACGTCAGGCAAAAATGAAGAAACAAATACATGAGTCATTAAGCAAACTTTTAATCAATAAACTAGAAGGTTACAAGGAGGAGAAGCTCAACTCCTCCACGTGTATCTCCATCTACACCGACATATTCAATTGTCTCGTTGAGGTCTTTCAGGAGTCGCAGATACCTATCACAAACGAGGCAGTCAATTTACTCGCACAGATGTACTACGATTCCGTCAACATCAACGGAAATGAAGATCTCGATCCGAACATCTTTGACAAGAGGGCCAAGCTAGAAAACATAACGACAAAAGAACTGGCGATGCTCGCTACGATGTTCAATGGAACTGCGTTCTCTCCAATTTTTGTTCATGAAGTCAAGAAGCGATCATGAGAAAAGTTTTTCTATTGACAGCAAATGAGGATTGGATAGTCGATAGATTCGTCAAAGAGTGGTCTGAAGATAACTCCGACATTACAACTGCTGACCCAAGAGACGCAGACGTTATCTGGTTGCTTGCAAGCTGGTGCTGGAGACACGTTCCTCACGATGTTCTCTCCAAGAAAAAAGTGATAGCGACGGTTCATCACATTGTACCTGAAAAATTCGACGAATCAAAGAAGAAAGACTTTAGGGAAAGAGACCAGTACGTCACCGAGTATCACGTCTACAACAAAAAGACGAAAGATATCGTAGAGTTACACACAAAGAAACCTGTGATTCTCATCCCGTACTGGGCGAACCAAAGACTGTGGACCTCCACAGGAGACAGAATTCAGTTGAGAAGGAAGTATTCTCTTCCGGTAGATTCTTTCCTCGTAGGTTCATTTCAGAGAGACACCGAAGGATTTGATCTTAGGTCACCAAAACTGGAAAAGGGTCCTGATCTCTTTGCAGACTTCGTTGAAAAGTTATTCAAAGAGGGAAAAGATTACGGAGATACCAAGGTTAATCCACGTGAAGTTCACGTTGTCTTGGCGGGATGGCGGCGCCAGTACGTCATATCGAGACTAAAAGAAATCGGTGTAAGCTACACGTATTTTGAGAGACCAAATCAGTCTGTACTTAAAGATCTCTATCAGACTTTAGATTTATACCCAGTCACTTCAAGAGACGAAGGTGGACCACAGTCACTAATAGAGTGTGGCTTGCTAAAAATTCCTGTAGTGTCCCGAGACGTAGGAATTGCAAGTCAAGTACTTCCTGAAGAATCGATCAACGACGACGTTTATTTTTCACTTCCCGAAATACCTCGGATAGACGATCGATGGTTGATACCTCGAGGATACGAGTCCTATAGACATCTAATAGAAAAGATTTGAGAATGAACGAAAGTGAAATTTACGATAACTGGAGATCCACACCAGGAAACTTTAGAGACGACATGGTCAAGTTTCAAAATTGGTTTGACATCACTGATCTCTTAAGTTGATAGCAGGTTATTCGTCTGTCTTATAGAAATTTGTTACTATCACTCTAAGATGAAATAACACACATTAAAGAAAAGAGCAAAATTTTTAATGAAAATCTATTTTAACAGAAGACCTATTCTTGGTCCTTGGGGAGGTGGGTCTAAAGTCTTAAACGAAATAGTTGAAGAATGCAAGTCTAGGAGTCATGAGTTATTTTTTGAAGAAGATATAAAGCTTAGCTTAGATTTTGATGTCATTTTTTGTATGGATCCTAGACCTAATCATGCATCGAATTTCTATGACTTGATGTCAAAAAAGAATTCCGGTAACATTTTTGTACAGAGAGTAGGTGATTTAGGGACGCATGGGAAACCTGACTTGCTAGAAGTGCTAAAGAGGACTTCTAGCGTTGTGGACAAAGTAATATTCCCCAGCGAATGGGCGAAAAATTATCTCACCAACATCAGCGGAATCAAAGACTCAGTTGTTATTCCAAATGCTCCTCTGAAAAAATTTATTGATTCAAAGAAGTCAACAAAATATTCTGGTGGAACGATGAAGTTGGTGACTCACCACTGGTCTGACAACAACATGAAAGGATTTGACGTCTACGAAAAACTCGACAAATTTTGTGAGTCGAAAGGTGACACAACATTCACATACATCGGAAGAAAACCTTCGGGAGTCTTTCTAAAGAACAGCATAGGTCCACAAGACGTAGAGAGTTTGTCTAGACTTCTAGCACAAAATCACGTGTATGTTACAGCATCTAAGAAAGAAGCCGGAGCGAACCACGTCTTGGAAGCCATGGCATTAGGTCTACCAATCCTATATCATAAAGATGGTGGAAGCATCAATGAGTACTGCCAGAGTAGAGGAATTGAATACGAAGATTTTGATCATCTGATAGAGATTTTGTCGGATAAATCAAGAATAAGAGACTTGCAAAATGTCTCATATGAAAGGACTTCTTTGGACATGGCAAGAGAGTACGTGGACTTTTTTGAAAGGTGGGCACATGAAAATCAACATAAGCATTGACGACGTATCTCCACACCCTTATTCCTCCATAAATGTACTCGATAGATGTCATGAGTTAATCGATAAGTTTCCTGACATTAAATTTACGCTTTTCGTTCCTACAGCTTACTGGAGGTCTATTAGAGAAGGAGTAAAAACAGAGAAACCCTTGTACTTGTACGAACACCCACATTTTTGTCAAGCTTTGAAAAGTCTATCTAAGAAAAACTTCGAAGTAGGTTTTCACGGCCACTTTCATGGAATACCAGGAAAAAACGACAACGACGAGTTTCATTTTTTGTCGTACGAAGAAGCATATGCAAAGTTTAAAGAAATCAACAGAGTAGTGGTAGAAAGTGGATTAGAAGATGTCTTCTCCCCAGTGTTTAGACCTCCGGCATGGAGAATGTCTCCTGGGTCTATCCTTGCTGCTAAAGATGCCGGCATACAAGTTTTAGCATTGTCTCCAAAAGAGTACGCAAAATCCACTTATGCTGGAGAGGAGAATAACTTTCATAAAGTTGTCTATTATACTTCGGCGCCTCCTTTCGAAGATCTAGCTGCTTATGAAAAGAATGAAATTGTTTATCACGCATGCGAGTGGGACAAAAATTACTTAAGCAAATCGCTAAGTGAGCAACTACAATTTTGGATAGGCTCACAAGAAGTAGTCGAATTTGAATTTATAGGAAATTTATGATAGAGTCATACCAAGAAGTAAGATCAAATGGGTAAGTCTGATCCGTTCATATTCGAAGAATATTTGAGTGTTTTAAGAGATTACAACGACACTTCTGTGAACTCAGTTGCCTTCTTAGGATTTCCGTGTGAGAACAATCTCACACGGCATATTAACGGTAGAACGAGACACTTCTACGATCGTTCGATCGATAATTGGGAAATCAATTCTCCATGGACTTTGCAGAAAAGTTATGACTTAATCGTATGCACTAGGTGTGCATACTTCTCTAAAGACCCACAGGACTTTTTCTATAGATGCATGAATAGTCTTCAAGCAGGAGGTCGTCTATTAGTAGACTGGGGTCTCGGAGACCATTGGCGATTTAGAGACTATAAAGTTGGTTGGGTAAGGAATGGAGAGCATGAGCACGCATATGCTGAAGATAATCTTCTTTATTCTTGTTATTGGAATGATAATCTCAAGAAAGACGAAGAAACAAAAAAATTTTGGTTGGCAGTAAAGTCCGAACCCAGTTTTGGTTACAACAACAACGACAACATTGAAAATGTTGTTTCTTTAGAAGTACCTTGTCTAATAGACTACCCGGTCGACAAAATGAGAACAAAATTTTTGTGGCCTGATAGACCACAATTGTATATCATGACTTTAGTAAAAAAGAAAGACTAACAGTTGTTCAATATGATGAAAAAAATATTAGTTACAGGTGCGTCAGGACTAATTGGGTCAGAAGTATCTTCATATTTCTTGTCTCTAGGACATGAAGTTGTCGGAATCGATAACAACATGAGAAAAGTATTTTTCGGAGAGGGAGGTGACACTTCGTCAGTAACAGAGAAGTTGACAAAAAACAGAAACTACCATCATGAAAATTGTGACATCAGAGACGCAAAAAAGATGGATGAGTTATTCAGCATCCATAGACCTCATTTTGTCATCCATTCAGCTGCACAGCCATCACACGATCTTGCTGCAAAAATTCCTTTCGAAGATTTTAGCACAAACGCAGTAGGAACTCTAAACGTCCTTGAAGCAGCAAGAAATAACTGCCCAGAGTCTCCATTCATTCACGTGAGTACAAACAAAGTCTACGGTGACACTCCCAATAAAGTTGGTTTGATAGAGATGGAAAAGAGATACGAATACGAAGATGTCTCTTACAAGAATGGCATAAGCGAATCCATGTCCATTGACCAAACGACCCACTCTCTTTTTGGAGCATCAAAGACTTCGGGAGACGTATTAGCCCAAGAGTACGGCAGATATTTCGGCATGCCTGTTGGAGTGTTTAGAGGTGGTTGTCTAACTGGTCCTCAACACGCAGGTGTCGAATTGCACGGATTTTTGTCTTACATAACCAAGTGCGCAGTCAAAAATAAAAACTACACTATCTTTGGCTACAAAGGAAAGCAGGTAAGAGACCAAATTCACTCATACGATGTCTGCACAGCGTTCCATGAATTTATGAAAGCTCCGAGGCCCGGTGAGGTCTATAACATAGGCGGGTGCAGAAGAAACAGCGCATCTTTAATTGAGATAATTGACCTTCTTAGTAACCTGGGGTATAAATTGAATTATTCTTACAATCCTGTATCGAGGATTGGTGATCACATCTGTTACATCAGTGATATGACAAAATTCAAGACTCATTATCCAAATTGGACTATCACGAGAGACTTGAATACAATACTGAATGAGATTATAGAATCTTGTCTAACGACATGAAAAAGGTAACGTTTGGCATAGTTTCTTGTAATAGACTGTTTTACTTGAAAAGCTGTCTCGAGTCTCTCTTAGACACCACAGAGACTTACACAGACAAAGAAATAATAGTGGTAGATAATGCTTCGGTAGAACCAGGTCTCGAAGAGTACCTAAGGAATCTAGAAGAAAGAGAAATAAAGGTCATTAGAATTGGTCAGAGAGACCCTTCTAATGAATATGCTAGAGGTCTCAATACGATCGTTGCAAACTCGTCTGGAGAGTATTTGTGCCTCTTGCAGGGTGACATGCAATTTGTGCTACCTGGCTGGCTCGAAGATGTCATAAACTTCTATGAAAAGAATGATGACATAGTCGGATGTGTCATGCTCGACGCACAGAGAAAAACCACACATAAGGGGCACGACATTCGATCTTTCCCAGAAGAGAGACAACCTTTGTCGAAAAAGAACAAGTTCTTTGCAGATCTTTCAAGAGACCCAATAAGCCCAGCTGCCGACGTAATTTTCAAAAGATCCATTCTTGAAAAAGTTCTTCCGTGGTCTGAAAATAATTTAAATCACGAAGGAGGAATGGACTCCGAGAATGAGATGAGATACAGAGTTCGAAATATGATCAAGAATGGGTACTTGAGGAACTATGTTTTAGCTTTGTCATCGGTTCCTCAGTCAATTGCAATATACACAGATCCTCGAGGGACTCAGGGAAGAGTCAGAGGAAACAAAAGGTATGGTGATTATTGGCAAGCAAAAGATGATACTGGGTGGAAGTACTACTCTTACATTAAAGAGTCGGATTACGAACTGGACTATCCAAACTCAATAGAAACAGTGGCAAATCCTATTGGATTCTCCAAGTTTATAGGGAGTGATGGCGTATGGTTGAAAAATCCCATTCGACCAAATGAAGCAAAACCAGGCGACTGGACTGATCTTTTACACTCGACAAAGTCAGATTAAATTAATTAAATTAATAGAGGGAAACATGGGAAGACTCAACGTAGATTACTTAAAAATAGTTTCTGAGGAATTAGAAGTTTCTTTAGAAGATTACAAGTCTTTTGTAGAGACAGGAAGTCATGTAGGCGAAACGTGCGTAAAAGTATCTTCTCTGTTCGATGAGATGCACACAATAGAAATTTCTGAAAAGTATTACAACATAACTCGACAGAACTTTTTGGCGTGTAACATCAAGAACGCCAAACAGTACCTTGGAGATAGCATTAAAGTTCTGTCTTCTATTTTAGAAAACATAGAAAAGAAAACTGTTTTCTGGCTTGACGGTCATTGGTCCATGGGAGATACGGGCAGAGGTGAAAAGGACTGTCCCTTGATCGAAGAATGCCTGATAGTTTCTAATTTTTGCAGAACAAAGAACACTAGTTGTCTTGTTCTGATAGACGACGTCAGACTCTTCGGCAAAGATTTTTGGAAAGATGCGACAGTTGAAAGGATTGATGAAATTTTCAGCGGCCTAATTGTTAAATCCTTCATAAAAGACGACATATACTGTCTCTTATTGAAGAACAGAAACGTCTAAAGATAAAAATGTACAAAAGCATCTCTGTTATAGGACAAGGTTTTGTAGGTGGATCTCTTACGACAGTATTTTCTGAGCACGGATTCAGAGTTCTAGCATATGACAAGGCCGGAAAGTACGTGAAAGAGTCTCACGAGTACAGAACAGAAAATCTGAGTGATTTAGTGTCATATGCAGAAAGCGTAGATGACTTCTCGAATGTGTATTTCGTGTGTCTTCCGACCCCCATGTACGAAGATGGATCGGCAGACCTTAGCATCGTTGAAGAAGTTTTAGAAAAGCTATCTCTGATCCCAGGAGAGCGGATAGCAGTAGTAAAATCAACTGTACCGCCTGGATCGACAGAAGCCTGGAATAGAAAGTTTTCTCAACGTGGACTACACGTGATCTTTAACCCCGAATTTCTTACTGAAGCCAACGCGCTAGACGACATGAGAAATCAGAATAGAATAGTTCTAGGCGGTCCAAGACCTTGGATAAATGTCGTAAAGCAGGTATTTCAGTCGGCTTTTCCTAAAGTTCCCATTGTCAAGACGTCTTCTACGACAGCTGAGATGGTGAAGTACCTCACAAACAACTTTCTAACTGTCAAAGTTGCGTTCGCCAACGAGATGGCACAGATCTGTGAAGCTCTGGATGCATCGGGCCTCAACGTAGACTACGACAAGGTGATAGAATATGCCAAGTATGATAGACGTCTTGGAGACAGTCACTGGAATGTACCAGGACCTGATGGTGCGAGAGGCTATGGAGGACACTGCTTCCCAAAGGACATCAATGCAATGATCGATGTTGCCAAGAAGAACGGCGTAGACCCAAAAGTCCTCACTGCAGCTTGGGAAAAGAATCTTGAAGTGAGAAGAAAAGAAGAGAGAGATTGGGAAGAGCAAATAGGTCGGGCCGTCTCTAAAAGAAGAGAATAGAAATTTTAACCAAATCAATACTCAGAACAAGAATTATCAGAGATGTCAAAAGATAGATTATACGACTTGATTTCTAAAGATATTCTAAAGTCAAGAGAGACAGTTAGAAATATGGGTCTCTCAGTTGGAGACAACGTATTCACAATATGCTATGCTCTTGAAAAAACAAAAAATTTGAAAGGGTCTTACGTTGAGTGTGGTGTTTTTAAGGGAACCACTCTTTTAACAGCAAATGAATTTTGCAGACTAAGAAAGATAGACAGGAATTTTATCGGTTATGACACTTTTTCAGGTTTTCCTGAGTCAGAAGAAGTCAACAAAAATGACAAGCCCGAGATGTTTGAAAAGTTACATAGTGAAGGAAGAATAACAAAAATTCACTATGAATTAAGCAAGAAAAGGCTAGTTTCTTTATCTAGTCAAGAACATCTCACAACACAGTACTTTTCAAATCCAGAAGAAGTAGTATTCACTGAGTCAAAAGATAGAAAGATAACTTTGGTAAAAGGTAATTTTGCAGACACACTTCCTTATCTTAAAGAAGAAATAGCTGTTCTTCACATAGACTGTGACTTATACGATCCTTACAAAATTTGCTTAGAGACACAATTTTCTAATGTCCTTAAAGGCGGTATAATAGTACTTGATGAATACTATTCCTTAAAGTATCCAGGCGCTCGAATAGCTGTTGACGAGTTTCTTAGCTCTTTGGACACCAATACATTTGAATTAAAAATGCATCTAACGGGCGATTTCGAAAGATGGCTCATAGTAAAGAAATGAAGAAAGTAGCAATTTTACTGGGAGACTTTTTTTGGAGCAGCATTCCTTACGATGGAATCAGTCTTTTAAAGATTTTGAAAGAAGAACTTGAAGATCAAGTTGATCTCTTGATGTTTGAAAAAGACATTAGACTCAACAAAAAATTTCAAGGCAATGAAAAGTATTATTTTAATACTGATGTCTTTACAAAAGAAAAAAACTTAAGAACTATTAAGAACTGGGGTGATCTTTACAACATTTCTAAAGATTATTCTATTGTAGTTACATCAACTCATATAGCTCCAAAAACTCGTTATCCTAAAGAAATAAGAAATATGATGCATTGTCCTATGGCAGCGTGGGACGTTGGTGGAGCTGACATTCTGACTAATGCAACTATGTTTGCTACCATTTACTTTGCTAAAGCTCCTATTTGGAAACAATGGTTACAAAATAAAGGCATAGATGAGAAAAAAATATATGTTACTGGATCTCCTCATTATGATCCTTACATTACAGGTGTCTATGATCTAGAGTGTAAGAAGAGCTTTTTTGCCAAGTACGATCTAAAAATGGACTCGAAGTCTATTCTTGTGTGCCCTTCAAACCCAGGTTCGCACAAAGAACAATTTCAACAAAATATGTTGCAATTGAAATTACTATCCGAGCATTGTAACAATAATAATGTCAACCTGTTGATAAAAACGTACCCACATGATTATATTTTTCATGAATTAGAATCTCAATTCACGGGAATTTATAAGAGAATATATTCACATAAACCGCAATATCAAATTCTAAAAGAAGTAATACCGAATGCTACTATAATTGAAAGCCAAGATCATTATTTAGCTATGATGTTTTCAGACGCAATGTTTAATATGTCTGGTTCTCATGTTGCATGGGAAACTCATTTTTCGAAAATCAAAAGTTATTCGATGAATTATAGGGATAAACTTTATTATTCAAAAGTTTCTTATTTGAAAGATGTCATTTTTCCTGATGAACTATACGATACTCATATAGAAAAAATTACAGATATCAAAGTCGATGAAAAAATTCATCATGTCGACAATCAATTTTTCATTTCAACCAACTCTTGTAAATCTATAAAAAATCATATTAAGAATTTGATTCTATAAAAGTTAACAACATGGAATTACTAACTCTAAAAAAGAAAGATGCGTTGAAGCAGAGTGCATCAAATCAAATCATATTTCTCAAAAACATGATTGATGATGTAAATAGCGATAAATTGATTATAGCAGACATCGGCGCAAATATCGGTTACTTTTCAGAAAGTTTTTTGGAGCATTATCCTAACTCAATAGTTCATGCATACGAGCCTCATCCATTACATTTTCAAGAACTTGACAAGTTAAATAATTCAAGGCTAGTATTACATCCATACGGTCTATTCAATTCAAATGGGACTTTTACTATCGGTATGAGAAGTGATGGTAAGTTCAATAATGGTACGTTTGGAATCTTCGACAAACAAGACTCTATAGAAGTTGAATTCAAGAACGCAAATGAAGAAAAGATTAGACCGCACATTGTGAAAATTGATGTAGAAGGTTCCGAATTTTATATCTTGCAATGTGCAGATTTTTTTAGTGAAACAAAAGCAGTATTAGTGGAACTACTTTATAACGATAGCTTTGGGATGAATCTAAAAGTGACTGAAGCGCTGACCAATCTTGGTTTTTATTCAAAAGCAAAGATTGGTAAAAACGATTATCTTTGGTTTAAAAAATGATAAAAGACAAAAGAGTTTTAGCAATTACTTTAGCACGTGGCGGATCAAAAAGAGTAAAAAAGAAAAACGTTATTGATGTTTGCGGCAAACCACTTCTTCAGTACACCATAGATGAAGTAAAGAAAAGCAATTATATCGATGATTATGTAATTTCAACCGATGATGAAGATGTGATTAAACTTGCTAGCAAGGAACACGTAAAGTCTTTCAAAAGATCGAAGCAAAATTCTACCGATACTTCAACATCAGCCGCCGCAATATTGGAAACATTGCAAAATACAGACAATGACTATTCTATAGTTGTCGAAATAATGTGTACGAATCCTTTGAAAACCGCAGAAGACATTGATGGCGTAATTTCGAAATTAATTGAATCAAATGCCGATTCGGCGGTGTCTGTCGTAAGAGTTTGGGATCATCATCCCAGCAGGATAAAATTTATTGAAAATGACCTGCTTGTAGATGTATATCCAGAAATACCGGAATCTAGGAGACAGGATTTATCTCCCCCTGCTTATGTTAGAAATGGTTCGATCTATGCTTTTGATAGAGTTGCTTTCTTAAGAGAAAAAAAGAGGACATGTGGCATATGCCGCCCTTATATCATGCCGGAAAATAGATCTATAAATATAGATGAAGAAATAGACCTAGAGTTAGCCAGAATCATGATTAGGAAAAAAAATGAAGTTAATCTGCATAACGCCAATCGAACAAATTGAAGGCTTTAAAAGCTTATTAGATTCAGAATATGAAGTTGAATACTCACCGACTATCTCAAAAATCGATCTTAGACGTCGACTGCTAGAAAGTAATTTCAAAATAGTATTCACAAATCCAAATCAACAAGGGTTTGTGATAGACGAGTCTCTGCTGGAAGGTACAAACGTTGCTTATATCTGCACAGCTTCAACAGGATTAAACCATATTGACACGAATTACTGTCAGAAAAAAAGTATAAAAGTCATATCAATAACCAAAGAGCTAGAAACTTTAAAATCAATAACTTCTACGGCAGAATTAGCTTTTTGTTTACTGTTGAATTCAATTAGGCATGTAATACCTGCCTGTGAATCAGCCAGGAGAGGCGAGTGGAGTTGGCAGTCTTACTTAGGCAGACAAGTAAAAGACTTAAAAGTTGGTGTTGTTGGCTACGGAAGACTTGGAACCATGTTTTGCAATTACGCCAAATCTTTTGGTTCAAAAGTATTTGTATACGATCCTTATGTAAGAGTCGATGATCCGGAGATACATCAGGTTGATTCATTAGAAAAAATTCTTAGTATTAGCGATGCTATAAGTTTGCATGTGCACGTCAACTCCAAGACGTATCACTTGATTAATCAAGAAAATATCGTGCATGCAAAACCAAATTGCGTTTTGATAAACACATCTAGAGGTGAAATCGTGGACGAGAGAGTTATTTTTGAATCACTGCAAGACGGGAAAATCTCTCATTACGCTTGTGATGTTTTAGAAAATGAATTTTCAATTCACGTAACTTCTCCTCTTTTTAATCTTGATTCATCAAAAGTTACTATCACACCTCACATTGGCGGATGTTCCGTAGACGCACAAAAAATTGCATATAAACGAGCTTTTGAATTATTGTTACAGCAGACGGAAAGTTAAAATGAAAATAATAGCGGAAATTGGATGGAATCATATGGGAGATATGCAGTTGGCTCAAAGGATGATTGAAGAAGCTGCAACCAGTGGAGCAACTCACGTAAAGTTTCAAACTTGGTCGACAAAAAGATTAAAGAATGGTCCGTGGGACTACGACGGAAGAAAAGAAATCTATCAAAAAGCAGAATTAAGCAAAGAAGATCATTTGTTTCTTCTTGATGTTTGTAAGAAAAACAATGTTGTTTTCTTTACATCTTGTTTTTCTTCGGCAGACGTTGAATTTGTTTCTCAAATTTCAAACGAAATAAAGATACCAAGCACAGAGTTAACCAACGGCGATTTGATTCGATCCATCATTCAAAATTTTTCAAGAAAAAGTACACACCATGTTTACGCATCTACTGGTACGTGTACTTGGGAAGAAATTTCTAGCGCTGTTGATATGCTCAAAGATGAAAAAGTCGATTTTTCTCTTTTGCATTGTGTTTCAAGCTACCCAACACCCGCTGAGTTTTGCAACATGCAAAAAATTATTGAGCTAAAAAATTTACACAATGTCATTGGATATAGCGGGCATTTCTTCGGAATAGAAGATGCAGTAGTGGCCGCGGAATTGGGTGCAACTGTAATTGAAAAACATTTCACTATAGATAGAGAACTACCTGGAAGAGACAACAAGTTTGCTCTTCTCCCGGCGGACCTCAAAAAACTTGCTGATTTCATAAGCATAAGGCAAAAGATGATGAAATATCACGGTCTTGATTTTCTTCAAAATGAAAAAGAAATGAGAGAAAAATACAGGGGACGGTGGGACAATAAAGCATAAACATCAACATACTTTCATGTTATATTGTGCTACATGTTAGGCTTCGTCGTTCGAGCTCGCAATGAAGAACAATATATAGGTTTTTCTTTACAATCAATTTTTGATTGTTTTGGAAACGAAACACCCGTGGTAGTAATCGATAACGATTCTACAGACGATACTCTAAAAGTAGTAAAAAGCTTTCCAAAAAAGTTTTTCAACATCAGTATTCTAAATTTAGAAGAAAAAGAATATACTCCTGGTAAGTCTTTAAACATGGGTATTTCTTTTCTAAAAGAGTCAGGTTGTGATATTGCGGGTATTCTTTCGTCACACTGCGAAATTACGAAATTTGATTATAAACTTCTTCAATTTCATTTTTCTAACGAAGAGTGCTTTGCTGTCATGGGAAAACAGATACCAGTAAGGCACGGAAAAAAGATTACACCACGTTATATTTGGGCTAATTTTCAATATGAAAATTTGGTTGTTAATCCAAAAGAAAATACCTTATTGGACGAAACAAGGTATTTTTTACACAACGCTTTTTCTTTTATAAAAATATCACATTGGGATCAGTTAAAGTTTGACGAGACATTAGCCGGAAAAGAAGATAGACACTGGGCACTCTATCAAGTAGAACTAGGGAAGCATTTTTTGCTAGAACCTTCACTACAATGTCGACATTTTTGGACTGAAAAAGGCGCGACCTGGAAGGATTAAAACATGAGCAAAAAACCATAGCAGTTATTGAGAGTGATCTATAGTGCTGTTTCTAGAAACAGCAAGTAAACTAAAGAAATTTTAGATAGTACTATCTTGCAATGCAAGATCAAAAGACTTCTTATGAGGAGCTTCCCACCGGCAAACCTCACGTTTCTTTTTCTGAGGTGAAGACCTGGAAGGACTGCTCCTACAGACACAATCTCACTCACGTGAAGAAGATCGATTTCTTCAAACCATCCCCTGTCCTGGAGTTCGGCACAGCGGTTCACGCATCATGTGAAAAGTACCTGCTTACTCGCGAGATGGATGTGAAACTGTGCCACGATGCCCTCGATGAGGCCTGGGCCAAGCACAGCGGTCAGGAAGAATTCTCAGAAAAAGCCTTAAAGGTTGCCAAGGCAGAGTCAGAAGCAATTCTTCTAGAGGTTCCTGCCTTCCTGGACAGGGAGTTTCCTGGCTGGACCGTTGTGGATGCTGAGCACGCCTTATACGAGTCGGTGGAAGGTCATCCCCACGCTTTCAAAGGATTCATCGACGGCGTCGTCAAGTGCAAAGGTAAGCGTGGAGAGGATCTCTACTGGATCATCGACTGGAAGACTTCCGCAAATGGCTGGCGCCGAGAGAAACGTTCGGATGAGATGGTGAAGGCACAGTTGGCCCTCTACAAGAACTACTGGCACCAGAAGAATCCGCAGGTGCCTTTCAAGGACATTCGATGTGGCTTCGCAATCCTCAAGAAGTCAGCCAAACCAGGTCAACACTGCGAGCTGTTCTCTGTCTCCATGGGTGAAGTTCCCATCAAGAAATCACTCAAGGTGGTCAGCAACATGATCACGTCTGTTAAGCGAGGAATCGCCTTAAAGAATCGTGATTCCTGTACCTATTGCGAGTACAAGGGAACAGAACACTGCACTTAAAGAAACTTTTGTTACAACTTTTCGTTTTTAGGTAATATAGGGACAATGCAGAATCAAAAGAAGACGATATTATTTCTGTCGGACCATCCGCTCTCAACTTCGGGCGTGGGGACACAAGCTAGGTGGCTGATAAGTGGTCTGATCAATACAGGCAAGTATACTTTTAGATGCTTTGGCGGTGCCATCAAGCATGACAATTACGACACCGTCGTAGTTAATCCTGACTTCATAATCAAGCCCACGAACGGATTTGGAGACAAGGCCTTACTAAGAAAGACATTGGCCCAGGTAAAACCAGACGCCTTGTTTCTCTTCACAGACCCTCGTTTTTTCATTTGGGCGTGGGAGATGGAAGATGAGTTACATCAGATTTGCCCGATCGTCTACTGGCACCTGTGGGATAATCCACCGTGGCCAGACTTCAATAAACCGCTGTACGAGTCAACTGATCTGATCAACTGCATCAACTATCCGACATACGAGATGGTTAAAGAAAGGTTCCCAGAGAGGACTAACTACATTCCTCACGCAGTTCCGAATGACCTGTATTATCCGATGCCCAAGGATGAGTCCTTGACATTCAAAAAGAAGCTTCTAGGAGCAGACAGAGTCGATCATTTTACTTGCCTGTACGTCTCTAGAAACGCTAGGAGAAAGATGCCAAGTGACATTCTTCAGTCCTGGAAGATGTTTCTCGAGGAGCTAGAGAAAAAGCACGGTCACAAGAATGCAACTCTTGTGATGCACACAGATCCGATGGACCAAGAAGGTACAAACCTATTCCAGGTCATAGACGTCCTCGGTATTAAGAATAACGTGATGTTCTCGAAGGACAGGATAGGCTTCAATGAGATGAAGTTGTTATACAACGCATGCGACACTATCGTCAACAGGAGTTGCAATGAAGGATTTGGACTTCCCACACTTGAGATGATGATGTGCGGTAAACCCATCATAGTTCTAAAAACGGGTGGTCTGACAAGACAAGTAGAAGATCCCGATTCAGGTGAGCAGTTCGGGATAGGAATGGAACCAGAAGTTCGTACGATGGTAGGAAATCACATGGTTCCCTACATCTATGAAGATTTTGTTTCTCACAAAACTCTGAGAGACTCCTTCATGAAGATGTACGAAATGGGTCCTGACGCAAGAGAAGAACTTGGGAAAAGAGCCATGGAGCGAGCCAAGAAGGAGTACGACCTGACAAGAGTCGTTACTGAATGGGATAAGTCCCTTGAAAAAGCAATAGATGATTGGAAAAGCGGCAATACACCACGATGGAAGATCGAAGAGATATGAATCCTGAAATATTCAAGTTAAACAATGACAAGAAGAGAGTCCTTGTGCGAGGACCCGTACTCACTCAGTCTGGTTACGGTGTCCACACAAGACAAATTGCCAAGTGGCTCTCATGTAGAGACGATCTGGACGTTGAATATCAGGCCATGCCGTGGGGAGAGACTCCATGGCTAATCAACAGAGATGCAGACAATGGATTCATTGGTAGGATAATGGAGAAGACTGTCGACCCAGGTGGACGTCACTACGATGCGACAGTTCAGATACAACTTCCGAACGAGTGGGACACAAGACTTTCAAAAGTTAACATTGGAATCACGGCAGGAGTTGAGACAGACAGGTGTAATCCTGATTGGGTGAGTGCTTGCAACAGAATGTCCATGGTGATTGTTCCCTCTAAACACACCAAGAACTGCCTGACTCAAACAGGAAAGTTAAATGTACCACTTCACGTAATACCAGAAGCATATTGTGAAGCTATTGCTAAAGAGATAAAAACAAAAGTTGATGATGTCGTCTTCGGTACTCCTTTCAACTTTCTAATCTTTGGACAGCTAACAGGAAACAATCCGGAGAATGAGAGAAAGAACATCTTCTACACAGTCAAGTGGTTGTGTGAAGTCTTCAAGAACGATAAAGATGTCGGCATAATCATAAAGACAAACTCCGGTAGAAACACACACATAGACAAGAAGATAGTAAGGCAGACATTCGAAAGTCTCGTAAAAGAAGTTAGAAGAGGACCTTTTCCAAGGATACACCTGCTTCATGGAGACATGAGTGATGAAGAAGTAGCAAGCCTCTACAGACACAGTCAAGTAAAGGCATTAGTGTCGCTTACAAGAGGAGAAGGTTACGGTCTCCCGATACTAGAAGCTGCTGCGTCAGGCCTACCGGTAGTTGCAACTGCCTGGTCTGGTCATGTAGATTTTCTGTCCCATGGAAAGTACGTGGCTGTGGACTATGCGTTGAACGAAATACACCCGTCACGTGTAGACAATAAGATATTCATGAAAGACGCTAAGTGGTCTCAGACGAAAGAAGAAGATTTCAAGAGAAAAATTTTGAAGTTCAAAAATAGTTCTTCCATACCGAGAGAATGGGCTAAAGAGCTTCAAGAGAAATTAACAGAAATCTACTCGATTGAGACGATCAAAAAAATGTACAATGAAGCCACACAAGGTCTAATTTGACGATTTTTCTCTTAACATTAACTCTTCTATCGACTTCTGCTGTTGCCTTCTTCAGTGTAAGAAAGAACATAGAGTTGTTCGAAAAGCTTGAAGATGTAAGTCTGTCTCTCTCTGAGTCTCTTGACATTCTTGAAGAGCAAATAGAAGCAATGGACAAGAAGACAAAAATAGAAGTCTTCTCAGATGAGCCCGTCGTGAAGGAGTTGATACAAGACATGGTAATCGCAAAAAATTCCGTATTGAAAGTAGCAAAAGTTCTCGACGAGACTTTAGAAAACATAGAATAGACTTAAGCCATGGAGAAACAGCAAAAAGAAAGAAAGGAGACACGTCGTCAGTCGAAGAAGTCCAAAAAGTCTGTCGAGAATTCTCTAAGTGAATCCTTAGAATTGACGTCAATTAGTGTGGACGTAACAGTAGAGCTTGAAGTGAAGGAAAAGAAGGTAGAGAAGAGCAATTTGAAGCTCTACTTCAACGCCGAGACTCAAGAAGCAATAGTCAAATTTCAAGAAGAAGAGAGAAGAAAAGAGAAAGACAAGCTCTATGTCACGCAGATAATGCCAGCTTTTGAGAAGCTCGTAGAGAATCTCATCAACATTCACAAGTTCACAGGAATGCACGACACGTACGAGGAACTAAAAAATGACTGTGTCAATTTCTTGTTCGAGACGATCCACAAGTTCGACGCCAAGAGAGGCACAAACGCTTTCTCCTACTTCAACGTCGTCGCAAAGAACTGGTTGATAATCAGGACAAAACAGAAGACTCAGAGGACCAAAAAGAGTGTAAGCCTAGACGACCCCAGCGGTTTGACCGTACATGAGACAGTCTTGATTGAGGAGCACAATACTCTTCCTCCTCAAGACTTTTTTATGGACTCCTCTTCGTCTGTAGAGAGTATTGTCACTATGCTATACGAAGTTCGCTCTAAGGCGAAGACTGAGAACGAATTGACTTGCATCAATGCTATAATCACAATCTTTGAAAACATAGACGAGATAGACCTTCTGAACAAGAGCGCCGTTCTGCTTTACATGAGAGAGCTGTCAGGTCTGTCTCCGAAACAGTTGACCACTGCGATGCAGTCCATAAAGCGTCACTACAAAAAATCGAAGGTAGACTCAAAAATTTCTTAATATTTCATGTCATGAAGTCGAATCAAAAGACAAAAACAGGAACAATTGATGACAAGATCAAGGACTTTTCGGACTTGCTCGGTCAGATAGACGGCGTCTCCGACAAGAAGAAGAAGCTCTGGAGAGAGATATACGAGAACGCTGTCACAGACAGGCAGAATGCTTACATACTCTTCACGACTCTGATAGAGATAGTGGAAGATAAGAGCACTGAGCACGCCATCCACGGTAAGACCCTAGCGACTTACATAGAGAGGATGAGCAAGGCAAATGACCAGATCATAAGACTAGCAGAACTTGTCTCAAAGTCTGAAACGAAGCAAGAAGAAGACATAGACCCAGAAGAGATGTTTAAGAAGATAGGGTCGTAGAATGGCCAAGTTAACCACTACAGACGTAGCAAATAATCTACAAAAAGTCGCTGAAGGTCGTCTCAATAGGGACACTTACGAAGCTGCACCTTCCTACGCTTCCACTTTCATAAGAATGATAGTGATGGATGTTGTTACCGACCCCAATGTTGATCTAGTAGACGATGAAAAGATAAACATCTGGCACTCAATGGGTGTGTCCAACATGCAGTATGCTTCTCTCCTTCCAAGAAATACAATAATTGCCAAGAGAGTCGGTGAAGAAGTAAATCCCATGTTCGTCTTTCCGTTCTTTCCGTCACACATATCTCTTCCGTGCAAACCAGGAGAATGCGTGTGGGCAATGCTCGAGAAACCTGAAGTCCCAAACTCAGACATGGCTTTCTGGATGTCGAGAGTCATAGAGCCTCACACTTCTGACGATGTCAACCATTCTCATCCAGGAAGAATGTTTGAGATATCTCTCGCACCCACAACAAAGGAGCGGGCGGACAATCAGCAAAAGGGTCAGGTAGACAACGGCGAGAGCGTCTTCCACGAGTTGAGAAACGGACCGGTCGTCAAAAAAGGAGAAGAGAGAGTAACAGCATCAGAAGGAACCATTCTCTTGGGCGAGGAAGAAGACATATTTGAGAGACTCGTCCTGAGTCTAATGCCGCTCAGTATGTCACGTATGAAGCTGTTCCAAGATTCAGGAAACGACCTAGTGACATTGCTTTTGAGGGTTCAAATAATACCCTCATAGTTTTAGGAACTGACAGGTCCGGATCAATAGAAAAGTCTCGACATGAGCAAGGGTCTATAGACTTAGTCGCGGGCAGAGGTCAGATAAACGACACATTTGGACTTGAAGCTCCGACGACCTCCATATTCAAGGAGAAAGGTAAAGACAGAGGCGAAGAGATAAAGAGAGAGTTAAATAAATCTCTCGACGTCCTCAAACCGAACGAGGGAGACCCAGACTTTAAGAACGACAGGAGCAGAGTCCTGATATCACAGAGGACTTCTACAGACGAATATTTTGGACTAAAAAGTTATAACAAAGAAAAATTTGACGGAACTCCAAAATATCGCAAGCAAACGGTCGAAGACGACAAAGACGGTGATGCAGCAATAGTGATAAAGTCTGACAAAGTTCGTCTGATAGCACGTTCTGACATCGAGATTGTTGTCACAGGATTTGAAGAAACACTAATCGACCCACCTGGCAAACCTTCAGAGACAAAAAAGAAGATAAAAGCAGAGAAAACTGCTACAAGTGACTGGGCATCGATCGTCATAAAGAAGAACGGTGACATCGTCATTAGCCCATCAAACGACGGCTTCGTAAAACTAGGTGGCGATGATGCTGACCTCGCAGTTTTGTGTTCTAAAGTTACCACTGCAACATCAGGTAAAGTCATCGGTCAGCCGCTCGTCGACACAATTGGCGGAGCGATGGGCGTAACGGGTAACGCATCCACGGGAGAATTTGCCACAAAGATCCTTATTAAGTGATCTTTCCTGTAATCGGATTAGTAGGTGGAGAAATTGTTCCTGCGACAAGACCGCCGCCCGGTGGGGCCGTCAAAGTAGCTTTTTCAGAAGGAACTCCTGTAATGCTGAAATTGTCTATTTTTATGACAGCCTGAGCCTTTATCTGGGTGAAAACTTCTTTCACTATCAGTTTGATTATTTCTTCCCAGTTTTTCTCAATTTTACCTTGTTCGGCTGCACCTAAAGATGGTGGTCTGTTTGCAGCAGGAACAGTACTTCTCACTATTTCTTTGCTCACTTTAGAAGCAATTTGATCCGCTAATTCATCCGTTAAAGGCATTTGTCTATATTAGATTTTGACGATAACAAGTAAAGTCGAGGTCGACTAAATTTTCGTGTCAATAGTTAGTCACATGGCAGTGTATAGCTTCAAGAGTGTGGGAAAGACCCAACAGAACGTAGAGGATGAGAGTCTCGAGACTTCCCAGATACCTTATGGAATAAAGACGCCTCTGAAGATCGGCGCAAAGGACGGTATCCTCGAGATGAACTACAGCCTTGAGGAGCAGTTTGCTGACAATTTGAGGAATTTACTCCTAACAAACTGGGGTGAGCGTCTTGGACTTTACAACTTTGGGGCCAACCTGAGACCGCTGACGACAGAGTTCGTCTCTCAGGACAACTTTGACAACGAGGCAGTGAACAGAATCAAAGACGCAGTCGACACTTGGATGCCGTTCATAGATTTAGAAGACTTCTCTTCAGAAGTTGATAGAATGGACAACAGAAATACGGGTGTCATAAAAGTTAACATAACTTACAACATACCAAACTTGGATGTCTATAAAAAAGGTTTGCAAATTGTTTTGTATGTGATATGAAGATTTCTTATTTATGAAAAGTCAGGTCCAAAGATGGCGATCAACGACAACAAGACAGCACTGAAGTCAATCAGACAGAGAAACTACCTGGCCAGAGACTTTGACAGTTTCAGGACAGTATTGCTCGACTATGCACGTCAGTATTACCCGGACAGAATACAGGACTTCTCAGAGGCATCCGTGGGAGGATTGTTCTTGGACATGGCGGCATACGTAGGAGACAATCTATCGTTCTACCTGGACCACCTATACGGAGAGCTAAACAACGAGACGGTCGTAGAGACACAGAACGTCGAGAAGATCTTGAGAAGTGCAGGCGTACCTGTGGTAGGTGCTTCTGCGGCGCTCGCAAACGTAGACTTCTACATAGAAGTACCAGTACTGTCAGACTCAGATCTCTCACCAGACCCCGACTTCCTTCCTACCGTACAAGAAGGAACAATTATTCAGGCAGACAACGGCACACAGTTCACACTTCTAGAGGACGTGAAATTCTGGTCAGTCGACTCTTCCACGGGCGCCCTCATTCTAGATCCTTCCATACCTCCGGTCAATGGTAGACGGATAGGCGGGAAGATAATCAGCAAGATCTTGAAGAAGACCGGTCTGTGCACGTCAGGAAATCTGACGACCGAAACGTTCTCTGTAGGAGAGTTCATACAGTTTAGAAGATTATCCTTGTCACAGTCTGATGTGACACAGATCCTGAGAGTAGTCGATGGACTGGGCAACGTCTATTATGAAGTAGGAAGTCTAACGCATGACGTCGTGTACAGGAACGTCCTCAACCTCGTAGACAACTCGACAACAAACTCTCTCGTGAAGGACAACCTAAAAATAGTTCCTGCACCGTACAGATTTGTAAAAGAAGTATCTCTTAGCAACAGAAAGACGACGCTGGTGTTCGGAGGAGGAACTGCTGACAACCTCGAAGACGACGTCATACCTGACCCATCTGAGTTCTCCTTGCCGCTTCCTTTCTCGCAGACCTTCTCAAGAGTCCCCGTGAATCCCCAGAAGATGTTGCAGACTTCAACATTGGGAATCGCGGCGTCAAACACTACTCTCACGGTAACCTACAGACACGGCGGCGGACTCTCCCACAACGTCAACGTAAATACGATCAGAAGCATAACGGACTTGAGAATAGCTTTTCCTAATAATCCATCTGCGTCAGAACAGGCACAAGTCAGAAGGACGGTCGAGGCGACGAACCCACAAGTTGCATCGGGCGGAGAGGACGCTCCCACTGCCGACGATCTTCTCGCTCTGGTTCCGACGATCAAGAACTCGCAAGAGAGAATTGTGACGAAGGAAGACCTTCTGACAAGGGTCTACACGATGCCAAGCAACTTCGGAAGAGTCTTCAGAGCAGCCATAACTAAGAACCCAAACAACCCGCTGGCGTCGAGACTTTACATAGTCTCCAGAAACTCGCAGAATCAATTGATAACTTCTCCTGACGCTTTAAAGTTGAATCTCAAGAGATACTTGAATGCGTACAGAATGGTGTCGGACGCAATAGACGTCATGGACGCTTCGATCGTCAATCTAGAGCTATTTTTTCAGATAGTAGTAGATCCGTCACTCAACAAGAGCCTCTTGCTTCAAAGCATAATAACGGACCTCAAGTCTCAGTTTCAGCTAACCAACTTCAACATAGGACAGCCGATAGTGATCTCAGATGTCATTGCAACAATATTCTCAAAACCCGGTGTGATATCTGTGGACAGAGTTAAATTCAATAATCTGTACGGAACCGTGAAGAACAAAGAGTACTCACCAATAAACTTCGACGTGTCCACAAACACAAAGAATCAGATTATCTACCCACCAGAGGGATCGATATTTGAGATAAAATATCCTGACATCAACATAATCGGAAAGTGCGTGTCTAACACGTAAGAGGACCAATGCTGAAACTAATTAAAGCAGACAAAGACACTTACATCACAAACAAAGTGGTGAAGGGAGTCAGGAAGACGGGGAGCAATGTCGGAGCGGCAGGCACTCTCGATCTCTTCAAGCTTTACGGCGTGACGAGCAGCGGCTCTTCCCCGAACACAGAAGTGTCAAGGATTCTAGTTCATTTTGACTTGACAGATCTGAAGTCACTCCATCGAGATGGGAAAATCGACATAAACGACTCTAGCTTCTGGTGTGAACTTCGTCTCAAAGACGTGTATGGTGGGCAGCCTACTCCTGCTAACTTCTCTGTCAGCGTCTTTCCATTGTCCGCCTCATTTGACGAAGGAATAGGACGAGACGTCACCTACTATTCTGACACAGATTCTTGCAACTGGATTACTTCGTCGCTCGGAACTCTGTGGTATGTGACGGGAAGCGAAAAGGATTGCGATGCTCAAAGCTCTCCAGGAGACTACGTGACAAGTTCATTGAGCTTAGCTTCAACAGAGAAAAATCAAACTTTCGTAAAAGGGACAGAGGACCTCGTGGTGGACGTCACATCTCTCCTGTCAGCAACACTGACAGGAGAGATACCCGACAGTGGTTTTAGAATATCTTTATTAAAGTCATTGGAAGTCAATACCCAAACTTATTTCGTAAAAAGATTTGCTTCACGTAACGCTTTTGATGAGTCTAAGCATCCAAGGCTTATTGTCGGATTCGATGATTCTATAACAGACGATTCTCAGAATTTAACCTTTGACTCTCCGTGCAACATAACACTCTACAATTACGTCGGAGGTAGTCTGACAAACATCGTCTCAGGAAGTAGTTTGTCTCAAGTGACAGGAAGTAACAGCCTACTCCTCAAGATGTCGACTGAAATATCTGGTGGTTATTACAGCCTCTACTTCTCAGGATCGCAATTCTCTTATGGATCGAATTATGTTAGCGGAACTTACACAGCGTCCGTGACTTTACCTTCGTCCGACGCTACAATAAAGTCAAAGATAGCTTTGTCGGGTTCTGTAGTTTTCACGCCCATTTGGACTTCGCTCGATCAAACAGTGGCATATGTTACAGGTAGTAATTTAACGTCATCACCGGCAACTAGGACTTCTTCTAGAGGACTGAAGAAGTATGTGGTGAACTTGTATGACGTCAAGAACACATACTACGACAACGAAGAAGTATACGTCAGAGTAAACATATTTGATCAAACTTCTCCTCTGATCAAGGTTACAAAAACCCCAGTCGAGCTAGCAGGCGTCGTCATAAGGGAAGTACACTACCAGTTGAGAGACGCCGTGACAAATGAAGTCGTGGTTCCTTTCGACGACGTGAGAAATTCGACAAAAGTTTCAAGCGATGCCTCAGGAATGTTCTTTAAATTCTACACATCAGGACTAATAGTAGGAAGAACTTACATCTTTGACTTGATGATAAACCACAACGGCGTGAAGACAAAATACCTAAACTCATCACCTGCTTTCAGAATCTTGAGCGGATCATAACGGGATCAAAGAATGAGCACTAGGTCCAACTCACCTTACGTACCGTCCTTCATGAAGTCTGCTGTACAGGACTCCAAGCCCGTACAACTTTCTTACTCAGATTTCAACCTGACAGATTCAAATACGGGCAGTGATGACTCTTTCAAGTACGACCCACTTGGTTATCCGCTGAAGAGCACACAGCAGTTAAACTTGGACTGGTCGTTCTTTGAAAATCACTGCTTCTTCTCTTCTGCTGAAGTAAAAGTCAACGAGGCATTCAACAAGATCATCAACGGTTACCCTTTCGATGGATCTAAAAGAGAAGTTGAATCCTTCCTAGACTCTCTCACAGGTTTCGAGAAATGGGTGTTCGACAGATTCCCGACGTGGACTGGCTCTCTGAGATTCTCTGGCTCTTCAGGGACAACACAGATAGATGGCTCATGGATCGTCGTAAAAGATAAGTCTGGAACACTGTATCCTGAGCTATCGAAGAATAACTCTGGAGAAGTAGTGCTGAATCCGGGAGATGAGACTTCACTGTCCCTCGAGGCTCTTGTGTACATACCGGAAATGGCGAACAGTACACAAGTAATCTTTCAGAAGAGATCAACGCAACAAGACGCTTTTACTTTTTACTTAGAACCTTCTGCGTCGACGACGGACGTCAATGCAGTTTTCAGTGTATGCTCAGGATCCAGTAGAAACTACGTGGAAGGTACTCTGAGAAAAGGTGAATACAATCACGTCTGCGTCATACTCAACAAAGAAAACGTACGAGAGCACAAACTAGATTTCTATAGAAATGAAGGTCTAGTTGCTGAGAGTGTCAGCAGAATAAGATTCGACAAACTCAACATAGACTCTTCGGACTTTGTGATAGGATCGGGCAGCTCTTTCTTCAAGAGTAACACTCTCGTCACTCCCAATCAGACGTTCAGTGGTTCTCTTGACGAAGTCAGGATCTTTCATTCCGTGAGAGACGAGAGACTTCAAAAACTGTACGCCTCCAAAGGTATATACTCATCACCAGACCTGAAACTCTACTATAGATTTAATGAACCGTCAGGTTCTCTCTCGTTCAATGGAAATTCTTCTATAGACTCGGTCGTTCTCGACAGCTCAGGCAACTCCCTGCACTCTAATGTCAGTAACTTTTCGTTCGACTTAAGGAGTGATAATGAAGACGACACAAAAAGCCCACTTACAGACGAGCGGGATGAATTTAAGAAAGTCCTGTTTCCTGCATATGCAGATGTGACTTCACTCAACATCGATCTCTTGACGTCAGCAAGTCTCTACGACGCAAAAAATCCGAACAACATCATAAGACTAGTACCCAAGCACTATCTTCTCGAAGGAGCGCTCGAAGACGGATTCAGTGACGTGGAGGGCAACGGTGGTTCTCCCTATACTGGTGAAGGCATCCCGGGACAGGGGAAAAGAGGATCCGTTCAGATAATCTTGACTTTCTTATACATCTGGGCAAAGTTTTTTGACGAACTTAAGATGTACGTAGATGCATTTGGAACTCTAAAAACTGTCGACTACGAGCTGAACGAAACAACACCAGACAACTTCTTAGAAGACCTCGTACGTCAATACGGATTCTACCTTCCCAAGTTCTTCAGCAACGCAAACGTCGAGCAATTCGCCGAAGGTCAAAACATAGCGGGTCTAACGAACATCAACACACCTTTGAAGAAGATACAGTCTATTCTTCTCAGAAGAGTTTTGGTCAACATGCCCGACATCGTCAGGTCAAAGGGAACACAGCACAGCATAAGGTCTTTTTTGAGGTCCATAGGAATAGACCCGGAAAATAGCCTGAGAATAAGAGAATACGGTGGATCGACCGTAAAGCAATTAAAAGACTCGAGAGAAAACAGAATAGAAGTGGGTTCAATGGCTGAATTCACTGGTTCGTCGCTCGTAGTAACGACGCCTCTTTCAAGTTCACGCCCAGAACCAGGCTACCCACATCCAAGAGGTACATTTGTAAAGTCATCTCTTGGTGCCAATATAGACACGGACTACGTGTGGGACGGTTTGCACACTTCTGGTTCTTGGAACATGGAAGGACTTTTCAAATTCAATAATGAGAGAATCGATCTAATAACTGATCTCAACGGCCAGTCTTTGATGAGAATGATCGTCACAGGCAGCTCTGCGACAGCAGACCCAGGTCTTGTGGTCAACGTCGTCGCGACGCAATTCAATGATTACCCGCGCAGTATCGCTTCAGTTCAGGCTTTCGTGAGACCTGGCATGTCGACGTCTTCTCCTCTGCTTCATTTGACGCTAGACATGAAAGGAAAGGGTATCTTCGACGGAGACAAGTGGAATGTGGCGATTGGCTGCATGAGAAACGATGAGATAGACTCTGTTAGGTCATCGTCTTACTACCTGAGAGTAGGAAAGACGGAATCAGGAGAGTTGAACGATCTTTATACTACGTCGTCTTACTTCTTTGAGCAGCCTCTCGCTGAGGGCAACGTATTTAGAAGTGGATCCACGCAACACAATGTGTCGGGAACCTACATAAGCATGGGCGAAAACCAAAATATTCCTACGGGTACTCCGATGGGATCTTACCTGTTTCTAAACGATACTACGTCATCTGATCCCATAGCGAGAACCACACAGTTTTTTGGATGGGCTTCAAATCTTAGATTTTGGTCGAAAGGATTGTCCGAATCAGAGTGGAAAGAGCACGTAAGAAATCCAAAGTCGGTAGGAGTATCAAATCCCCTAGTCAACTACAACTACGTGAACAAGATATCAGGATCTTTTCAGAAGCTTAGACTAGACACACTGACAAAGCAGCCTACCAAGAATGCCACAAGTATTGGTGAAATAGAATTCTTGGATTTCAGTCAGAATAATGTTGTCACAAGGGGCACAGGTTTCTTATCGGGGACTCAAGTCTTGAGAGGTGACATCTTCAACTATTCCTATCTGTCCCCTACTTTTGATGAATCTTCAATAAGCGATAAGGTAAGAATAAGAAGCTTTGAAGACAACAGCTTGGTTCTTGAAAATCCACAAGCTGTTCTCTCTGCGACTTACCTGAGCGACACATTCTTTCTCCAGGAGGAGCCTCAAGACGACTTGCGTTTGTCCATTGAGTTCTCAATGGTAGATTCTCTCGACAAGGATATGGTAAACATGTTCTCCTCATTTGATCTTCTTGGAGACATTCTGGGCAGTCCTGAAATGGCGTTCTCTCCAGACTACCCGGACCTAGAAAACTTGAGAGACGTGTATTTCAATCGTTTGTCAGGAAAACCTGATTTCAGAAAATTCTTGGAGTTCTACAGATGGTTCGACATATCGATATCATCTTTTGTGGAGCAGCTGATACCCAGCAAGACTATCTACAAAGGAACAAACTACGTGATAGAATCACACATGCTGGAGAGACACAAACATCTCTACAAGCATCAGAACAACTACATTGGAGAGAGAAGAGCGATAGACGACACATTTTTAGTCCAGCAAATAGTTGGAAGAGTAAAGAAATACTGAGCTAGAGCCATGCCCAACAATACCATCAGTGTAATAACGATACAGGGTGACGACAATTACTACAACACGTCGTACCAAATCAAAAAGAGTAATGAAAGCTCTTTCGAAGACAGGTTTGAGGCCGCCGCATCTGGCTCGCAAGCAATAAACTTATTTGCTATCAAAAGCTCATTTAGAAATAAATCTTCTGCAAACTCATCTGTATACGCAGTTAGCTCAATAGACACAGACCCGTCAGGAAATCAGAGAAAGATACTCTCACCAAACGTTGACTACTTTTCTTCTTCAAGCATAGACGCTTACAAGAATGGAATAGAAATAACACAAAACAAGCACTGGACTGCAGGACTTGCAAAGTTTACAGCAGGAACAGCAGGTCACTTGTATGAGAATACTTTCTTTGGCGTCAATAGCATGCCTATCACGGCTTCGGCCGCGTACTACGAGCTAGACGTATTCGACCCGATAGCATACATTCAAAAGTCTTCTGGGTCGAACAATTTTCAGTATCCCATAGTGACTTCTGACGTCAATCAACGTGAGAACGAAGTTCTAAATGGAATCATAGAGCCTTTCTCCATAAGACCTGTAGTAGCAAATTTCTCTCTCTACTTTCCCTTCGAGCCTCATTCTACCAAAGGTCAGTTTGGAAACGGCAACACGAATTGGAGGCTATCGAGCGATTCAGTAGAGTCTGTATTCGTCTACGACACCGACAGAAATTCTGCTTTCTTCTTGGACGCGTCCGACGTAAGAAAAATTTCCACAGGAACGTCGGGATCTGGATCTGTGCCTGTAGGACCACCAGACGGTTATTTCAACTTGGAGGAGAACTTCTTAAAGCCTTTCAAGGACTTTATTTACCCAAGAAACTTAGAGCCAAGTGCATCTTATGGATCGATGATGACTGCAGCTCTGATGTCCATGACGGCGTCGAGGTTTTCCGAGAACTACGTCACCCAAGAGAAAAAGTCAGCGACGGCGGGATTTGACTGTGAGTTCATAGAGCAAGGTGTTGACTCTGTGACCTATAGAAACTCCATGTGGAACTCGAAAAACAGAGACAATAGAAGACACAGAAAGACGATGCTTGACTTGAGGGAGTCTGAGAGTTACATGAGGACCGACGCAAAATTCAACGACAACAATACAGTACTATTTCGTTCAGGTAGCAACTTCCAGACTGTAGAATATCCTGTGATGATACCTCTGGAACTGACTTCAAGTCTTCAGCTAAACAGCACGGTAAAGAGTGAACTTTTTAAGAATGGAAGCATAAAAGTAACGAGAGGCGTGAAATCGGGTCTCTACGAGACTCCTCTGAGCGACAGCATCTTGAGCTCAAAGAGAAGGCTAGGAACACTATGACGAGATCTTTCGTAGAAGATGGTCTACATGATCAAGACTTAAACGACGCATTCTATGCGTCAGGCTCGAATGCGTCGGTTGGAGACAGCATAAAGACATTCTCGAATTCACTTAGAAACAAAGAAGTAATAAGACTGACATTCCCGGTCAGTTCTAAGACTTCAATGATTCATAACAGCAGCAGTATTTACTATTTTAACTCGTCGACTGGAACCTGGGCGTTGCCGACGAGTCTAATAAACTTTACAGGAAGCCTAAGTCCTTTCAAAAATTTTAGTGTGAATACTGGTGGTAAGACTTCAAGTCTTGCGAATGGTTCTTTTTTTGTGGAAGATCATTTAATGCACGACTTTAGAGGTCAAAATCTTTCAATAGGAGACTTAAGCGTCTACAGAATTCCTGAGCAGGACAACACCCCCACTCAAAAATTATTGGAAGAAAATTTTAATCTCGGCGGAGAAAATTTTAATCTCGACAAACAAGGAGAAATTTCTTCACAGAACTATTCTTTGAGTGCTCAGAGATCTTCGAAGTTCGATGCTTCTCCTAGTGAGACTTTTAGCGCAAATAACGAATACCCTTTCTTAATTGAAAAAGTCGTGGTAGAAATACCATTTTGCTTTGGAAGCGGATGGTTTTATGACAAGTCTACTCTATGCACCGCGACTTCTTCACTTGGTGACTACACACTTAACGGTTCATCAGGAATGAACAATGCTGTGAACATCTTTTCTCTGTATGATCAAGGAGGACCAGCTCTAACAGTGACGTTAATGTCCCAGAAGAACTATGGAACAGGAAAAATTAGAGATATGATTAGCAAAGGTGTCATCACGCACGAAGAAGACACAACTTTTGAAATAAAATTAAATAAAATATTTGATGGATACAACAGCACAGATTACTGGTACGCGAACACAGTCGGACTCAACACAGGTAGTTATGACTCTGTAGTCTCAGCAAGCTACTCCGGATTAACAAGATTTCATACGGGAAGCATAAAAATAAAATCAACGGCTTCAATCACTAACGGCTGCAAATTAATAGACTATGCGGGAGGATTTATTTCTTTCATCGTGAGCCCCCAGCAGAAATTTAAAAACTTGGTCACGAGAAAATTCAGTGAAGAATTTTTCAAATCAGGCAACGATAGCATAAGTGATCAAGTAGGCCTCATAGGCGTTGACTCTTTTGGAAGAGGAATGACAGGTTTCTCTCCTAGTGGTGGCTCTATATTTGGCGGAGAATACACGATGGCCAACACAGGATCCTTTAGACTTGATGGAGCCATGAGAAATCCGTTCTACATAGAGAATGTTCTAGATAGACAAGCCTTGATCGATTACGTCACGCAAAGTCTTCAGCTGGACACGAGAAACTTCTTTACTAATCCTCTAAGTTTCTACTTCGTATCGGACATCTTCCTAGGAGCCAGCAAGTCTTCTCCCTATCTCCTCTACCCGGGAGAGAAACTAATTCTTTATGTCTCAAAAAATAGACCTTCTTTTAGATCATTTAAGATTGATGTTGACACAGTAGCAGATCCAAATGCAGACATATACGGCATCCCATCCTTCATATCTTCTTCTTTCTATAACGACATGAGAGGACTTCAAGGACACGACGTTCAGCTCAGTACAGGATCCATAAACATAACTTTGTACGGATCATATGTAAGAGCAGGAAACAGTTACATCCCATGAGCATATACGAATCTGTATACACAAACTCCTTGGCGGACGTCATCGGAAACGATCCCGTCCTAGATCAGTTCGATATCTTCTACGAGGCTTCGTACTACGGATCCACCCAGGACGATTACGTCACCGGTTCTCTCCTAAATAAGATCGTAGGAAGAGGTTCTAAAGTAACTTTTACTACTGGGTCTCGTGGTAGGTACTTTAGCAAATTCTATGCTGCTAATCAACAACCTCTCAACTCTACATACGGTTCAGAAGCTGTCAACAAGAATCCGAGTCTGTCTTTTAGACTAAAACCTTTGAATTCGCAAGTCTCGAGGACTGCCTACAGAATTCTCCAATGTCACGACAACAATGAGAGATATTACGACTCATGTCTTCCCGACATGTCGTCTATATTGAAGAGAAATGAATCACAGATATGGTCTATAGAGAATAAAGTCAATGCTTTTAGTCCTTATGTCAACGTCACAACAAGCAGTGTGGGCTATTTGTTATTTGATTCCATCGAAGTAGACCGGTCTTCAGATGGATTCTTAAAAGATCCTACTGTCTTCAATGGTTGGACTAGATCATTTCCGTATGAAAGTAGGTATTCTGAGGTCCAAAGACTTGTGTCGGTAGAAGGTCAACTGGGTCTAGGAAGCAGAACTCTTACTTTGAACTGGGACTCACCAAAAAAAGACGATCTGTTGCTGAATACAGTGACAGCTTCTGGAGGATTTTTTGGCTTTCCTGTCACTGACAAGACATACGACACCGACATCCCCAGTTCAGTAAGAGACGACATTTCTCTAAGCAACTTAAGAAACTCGCCGCAAAAAATCATAAATTCTTTCATTCCGATCGTCCCAGGTTTACTAGAAAAGAAGACTTCAGCTGACAACTTCATAAACGGACTCAGGCAAAAAACACTCCTCGACGGAGGTTATGGCACAGTTGCAATAAATGTGGGTGAATATGCCGATAAGTCACTTGAGAGGGAAACAGGATATTCGCTTTTATTTTCGTCCGATGTAAACTTATCGAAGAAAATCACACATGTAGACTACCTGGCACCCTATTCTGCTCCTGATCCCGGACTCGAATACGTCACTGGCTCTATGTACACGTCTGATTTAGTAAAATTCTTGTTCGGATTTGGAGACCTGAATAATGTAACGTACGGTAGAAGAACCTATGATGCAACGAAAAAGAGACTTGCATACAACGAGTCTTTTGAAGATTATTCTGACGGTACAGACACATATGGAATACCGAATTACAAAGACCAATACATCGAGCTAAACTGGCAGGCATTTTCAAGCATTTCAGACACACTAAGACCGTGGAGAGTCAGTACTAGAGATGACGAATTAGTACCCACAACTTCGTCAGATAGAAACATTTACTTCTTTAAGTCAGGATCAAAACCCGACAGCACGTCAAAGGGAATAAAATGGGTGTCAGGATCTACGGACTTTAAAGCACTTGTGTCAGCTACAAGTAAGTACTTGAACGGTCCTTCTGAAATACCTTCAGGAGCTCTAGGGTCGTCAGAATTCTCTCAGTTTTTTTTGGACATAACATCTTCTTATCCGTGGTCTTTTAGCTACGACAGGGCCATATGTGCGGCTACTTCTGACAAATTAACGGTAGTCTTTACGGCCGTACCAGGTGTACCTTCGACAATATCGGCAGGTTTTCCGATGATCTTCATAGAACAGATAAGCGGAACAGGCGGAGGACTAGTTGCCATGGAAACTTACGATTTCATGGAAGATGGTTTTTTGACAGGGTCCATCTATAACAAAAACTATCCTCTACCACCAGGTAGGTGGCAGATATCTTGGCAATACAGTAGCGGATCAAGCACTACTACAAATCCCTCTTTCGCTGCCATCAATAACTTAAAATTCTATACATTCGCCGATATTGAGAAAAGCCAAATGATAGGGAGCAACAATCTTCCTGACTATTCTGCCAAATTAACAGATAGAAGGATCGATCCCACCTTTAGATCGACTGCACTCAATGACGGTCCATGGTCTGTTAATCCGACTGTTGCAAGTCTACATCTGTCAGGAACATCAGACATGTACAGCTCATATGTGTTTGGAGTATCTCCTGTGATCAGAGGATGGAAGTACGGACTAGTCAATGGCATGCCTCAACACACTAAGGTTATATTCAGGAGAGGCAAGTACGGACAGTTTAGAGACATGCTCGAGCAGAGACAATACACAAAGTTTGTGAAAGTCAACACGTCTCCGATGGACTTCGACGCGATATCGGAAGAAGGATTCAACAAAGACTTGACAACCACTCTTCCGAAACAGAACGTAAGTGAATCTGGTCTCCTCGAGTCCGTCGTAGAAGTCAAATTCGTCAGGAAGACAGCGATCATAACACAGAGGGGTGTAGGAACAATTGCCACGCAGGTCGTCCCACCTTTCGAGACGACTTCTCAAAACTTGAGCTTTGAAGTGACTTCATCACTGCCATATTTCGATTTAGTTCCGAAACACAGGACTGTAGAAGAGATGAGGGGGATAAATAGAAGGTCGTTCGTAGACACTGAATCGGTGAGTGCTACAACTCAGCAACTAGGTCTAAGTTCTTGACAGTCACCAAAGCAAAGTTATCTCAATGGCAATCTCGAAAAAAAAAGAAATTGAGTCAATTGTATACGTCTACGAGAATGGAAAACCAAAGAGAACAATTGTCGCGTCAGACTGCCAGGTAGGTATCCAAGGAACACCCTCAGAACTTCAATTGACGGGACCTCTTGATTTGAGCGTGGTCAACGTCGTCTCTATCGGAATCGAAGAGATGAAAAACAGGGTATTAATGAGGAAAAAGTCCGAAGGTCAATTATTGTAGATTATTATGACAGAAGAAAGGCTAATTATATTTCAATTATCAATTCAAATAGTTAATCATCGTTAGAAAGAAGACTCATGTTTGCGAAGATAGAACCCATAAACTACAGAACTGGTAATGCAAAGTGCATGGTGGTCAGAGGAATTTCTGTCCATCTCGGAGAAAAAGCGATAATAGACTGGTCACTAATGGGCGAGAATGGTGTGGACTCTCGTGACTATGAGTCCGGTGCACACGTGTTGTCAGGATCCGACTACGTCGTCTGGGGGGATGACGACAGTTACATCTACACGTGGCTATCGTCACAGCTCAACGTCACTATAGTCGCTCTTGAGACGGGCAGCTATTGGGACTCTTAAACGATCGACAAATCGGGAGGGCACGATGAAAAACTTTAAGAACCTCATCAGAGAATTCGTCAGAGACGTTTTGTCCGAGGGACGACCTTTGGACGCCAAAGTCAGGAAGCTTCGAGTCTTCGACTTCGACGACACCCTCGTGAAGACAGGTTCTTTGATCCACGTCACGAACGAGTGGGGAGAGAAGTTCGACCTCACACCGGGAGAATACGCCGTCTATGATCCACTTCCGGGAGACGAGTTCGACTACTCAGACTTCTCCAAGTTGATCGACCCCCGAGAGATCGTCTGGGTGGGAAAGATACTTCGAAACATCCTGAGGACGGGCGGCGAGGTGGTCATCCTCACGGCCCGCGCAGCCCAGGCGCCTGTGTATCAGTTCCTCGAGGACGCAGGACTACCGAGGATAGAAGTGATCGCGCTCGCATCGTCCGACCCGCAGAAGAAAGCGGACTACATAGAGCGTCGAATCGTCGAAGACGGTGTCAAGTTTGTCGAGTTCTTCGACGACTCACCCAAGAACGTGGAGGCCGTGGAGGGCCTCAATGGTAAACACCCAGGTGTGAAGATCGTCTCCCGTCACATCGTGCACCGTGAAGAAGTCTAGTTGAGAACCCCTGACAGGGGCTGTTCCTCTTCCTCCTGTTGCAGGAGGCCCATGGAGGGGTCCGAGAATAACTTCGGGAAATCGAATTTAGATACAACGGCGTCTTTTACTTCGGTTATTTTAAGACCGTCTCGAGAGTCCTTGGGGCGCCACGGAATGTCCCCGCCAAAGATCCAACCGCTGTATACCTCGAGGTATCCCATCTTCTCCTCGGCGCCTTTGGCTGGGGTGATCTTTCCAACTCGGACCTTGTCGTATTTGTCGTAATCTGTTGACGACAATGTGATCGGGTTGAAGAGAAAATCTTCGCCTTCATCCGCGAAGACCCACTCGGACCCGACCCACTCAACTTCGAGTATGTCACCGGGGCGCAAGGAGACTATTTTTCTATACTCTTCTTCGAACCCGTCCGGATAAGGAGGTTCGTCTTTGAGGTAGAAGGCAGACTCGGCAGAGTCGTAGAGCGTGAATGACCACGGTTTGGAACCGCGTTTCAGGTTGAGTCTTACTTTCTTCACTTTGACCTCGACATTGTAAGTATTCTACAACGAAGCGAGGAGATTTTTGGATCAAGAAGCCAAGTACTTCTTGCGAAGAATCTTTCCAATCCCAGGATTCACCTTCAGGGCCTGCGGGACGATCTCCATCCGGATGAGGTTGCGCATGTAACGCGGATCGGTGTTGGATTCATCCTCGATCCAGGACAAGTTCCTTCGCGATGCCCAGGCCCGAATCTCCTCCTTGGGAGTGATGAGGAATGGCCGGATCACGTTCCCCCTGGAATACGGGATCAACTTCGATTCCCCGTGGAGCGAGGTGAAGATCCAGGTCTCGATCGCGTCCCCCAGGTGGTGTCCGGTCACCACAGGACCTCCCAGGGAATCGAGGAAGGTATACCGTTCATTCCTCCAAAACTCCTCAGGGGAAAGGCCGCGGGATTTCTCGGAATTAATCCGTCCAATCCTCAGGGGAACTCGACGTTCCGATGCGAACTTCACCACGAACTCCTCAGCGCGCTGCGAGTTCAGCGTTCCATGGTGAAAGAAGGCGAGTTGAACATCGCGCTTACCGTTCATCAGAAAATCTGAGATCACCACGGAATCGATGCCGCCTGAGAAGGCGATCGTGCACTTACGTGGTAGTTCACCAATGAACTTCAGCATGTTGCCTCGTAGAGAATTTGTGGAACGGGTGGGACTCGAACCCACACAAACCTGTTTATGAGACAGGGGCTCTAACCTATTGCGCTACCGTTCCGTGTTGAAGAAGTTGTTTCTTCGTGCCGCCCGTGGGAGTCGAACCCACATGCCTCTCGGCGCCGGGATTTGAATCCGGAGTGTATGCCAGTTCCACCAGAGCGGCTTGATGTGTATGTTATACTCCACGCGGGAGAGACTTTACAACAGCTTTAAGTCGCCTGTTATTTTGTCGATCCTTGAAGAAACGTCGGGTCCGATGGCGATGCAGAGGGTCTCGGACATGCCGTCATCCACAGTGTCCTCAAAGATCTTGCCTTGCACTGGGTAACACTGAAGTCCTGCCATCTCGGCTCGCATCCCGAGCAACCTCAGCGAATCTTCAGAGTTGACCCCCAGCACGACACGAATGGACCCACTGTTGATCCAGTCCGTCTCTTCAGGCGTTAACTTCACGGTCAGCTCATCTCCGCGATCGGACTCATCGTTCGCGAGGAAGAACTCGGTGGACGCCTTCGCCACCAGGGAGGCCACCTGAGATTTCTTCATCTTCAGGTCCTTACGCACAAGTATCACTTGCTTCATTCCGTTCGCCATGGTGGCCTCCTGACTCTAATTTTAGTTTGTAAAAATGGTAAAATTTTCTCGGTGACTTGTAACGGTACTTCAAATTTTCTACACTCATAAGTAATCATAAGATTGGAGATCGACACCATGAAAGGTAACAAGAAGTTTGCATTAGTTCTTTCGGGGGGAGGTGTGAAGGGAGCTTGGGAGGCCGGCTTTCTCAAGTATGTGGCGGAAAATTGGGGACATAAGTTCACAACGGTGTGCGGTTCCTCTGCGGGAGCACTCAACGGAGTCTCTTACGTTTCGGCCGCAGCGTCCGAAAACCTACCTGAGAAGATCATCGAACCATGGAACAAGGTAACATTTGGTCAGGTGGCCAAGGTACCGTGGAGTGACATCTTCACCCTCAAGTTCTACTCCCTCATGGATAACTCACCCCTCATGGAGTTCCTCCAGAATAACCTCGATGTTGAGAGTTACAGGAGAAACATCGATACGGGTGTGGTTGAAACGAACATCATCACCACCACGGAACTCTCCGAGAAGAAGGCATACATCTGGGTGGATTCGAAAGAGGACAGGAACTACGATTCGGCAAACTGGAAGGTCGTCAAGAGTCACCTGGGACCGAAGCACGCAACCGCATCCGGAGCGATTCCCGTTGCGTTCAGGTCCGTTCAATTGGAAGAAGGATGGCACATCGATGGTGGCCTCTGCAACAACACTCCCATCCTCCCCGCGATCATGTCCATGTACAGGGATCGTGAGGTGAAGACTGCAGAAGACCCAGAAGTGAAGATCCTTGTGCTCACACTGCCTGAACCAGAAACGAAGCAGGACTGGACCCGAGAGCCCACCATCCTCACCCAAACATCGAGAATGTTCGAATCACTCACTGTGAACCACATCTTCCAGGATGTATCGAAGGCCAACACAATCAACGATTTCCTCGATTCGATGGGTCTGGACTACTACGGCAAGTACAGACGGATCAACCTCATGCTTGCACGTCCAAGCAAATCCCTCGACTCGCTAGCGGCAACTGTGCAGGAAGACATCGCTTGGGGTTTGATACCCTCTAATTGGATGACTTCCCTCGCATTCATCCTCATATTCCAGCCTTACATTCAGGTGCTCTTGAAAGAAGGTTACGAGGATGCGAAGGGGATGCACGATCAACTGGAGGAGTTCTTCAATTCCTGACGAACTTCCATGAGGATCTTGCCGAGAAGATTCTGACCTACTCCCCTGCATACACCCCACACGCGATCGTTCCAGGTGTTGTTGTGAACAAGTTCGGCGTCCTCTGTCTTGAGGAGCTGGTCGGCTAGAAATGGAGACTCGAACTTCTTGCGCACGAAGTCTCGCATCAACCCCTCCTTCACGGAATCCCAATCGGGCCGTATCTCCACACCCCTTCCCAACTTCTTTGCGATGGAGGGATCCTTCGCCTTGCGGATCAACTCTCGAGATTCCTCGTTGAGGGTCTTGTGGGCCTGGTAGGCGTGTTCGATCGTGGCATAACTCTTGCCCTCCACCCATATGGTTGATGGATGAAAATTGGATAGAAAAGCGTACCCTGATGCCAATGTGAAAGAATCGATTATTTTTCTGTCTGTCATCTGGAAGCCCGGGTGGGCATCGAATCCCACTCCTCCCGGAGGTGTTCCCTCAAACTGCCGGGCTTGTTGGTCACTTGGTGACGGTCGTGGTGGGAGTCGTAGCAGGAGCCTCTGGTGCAACAACGATAGGCGACACAGGGGCTGTGAGCGGTGCCACGGGTGCAGCAGCGTCCGCGTCCGCGGCAGGCTCGCAGCAGGCTGGATTCTCAGGAACGCCCGCGTCTGCAACTGCGGGTGCCTCCACCTTCTTCTCACAGCCGACGAGGGCGAATGCAGCGACAAACACGATCGAACAAATTGCTAATCTCATTTTTTCTTTTCTCCTAAACGACCAAAGGTGTGTAGTTTCGGTCGGTGATCATTATTTATAACACACGACTCGAAGTGTATACAAAAGAAATACTTTGTAGACATCACTAAAAGAGAAAGACTGTAAAATGCCAAGAGACGCGCAACGATACCGCAAGACGTACTCGTACTTCAGACCCCAACCGAGAACGGACACTCTCGAGATCTTAGTTGATGAGACGCTTGATTGGAAGAATTCTGTCAGGGCTGCTTCCACTGCAGATGTCTCCCTATCTGGAGCTGGAACAACGCTCTCTTTCAGCGGGTTAACATTGGTTAATGAAGACAGGGTGCTTCTAAAGGATCAGTCAACAGCGAGTCAGAACGGAATCTATTACTTTGAAGTAGACGGCGACACGAGTACATACGTATTTTCCAGAGCGTCGGACGCTAACACGAACACATTAACGACGGGGGCTGCAACCTACGTAGAGGCTGGGACCAACGGCGGGAAGATCTACATACTCTCGACCACAATGCCCATAAATGTCGGTTCGACTTCGTTGACCTGGACGGAGTTCTCAAGTGGAGGGGGCGGGTCATCCTCCCCCACTTTTTGGTTATCGACGACAGCAACATCGATATACACAACAGGCTCTGTTGCAATAAAAGGTGATTTAGTTGGAGTTGACTCAGCTGCAGACATCGGGTCTGACGTGTTCTTCTTTGTGAGTGGTTCCAAAACAGGCAGCGGATTGAACAACAAGAAGGCGGTCTTTGGTGGCGACGTCGTGATGAGTGGAAGTCTTGAGGTGTCAGGAGATCAAGTCGAGATAACGGGCTCACTTAGAGTCACGAACGGAATCAGCGGTTCATTGACTAAGCTGACAGACGGTACTTCATACCTCATCGCAGGTCCAAATATCACGATCAACACGGGCTCGAATGGTGCAGTGCAGATTACAGGCTCTGCAGGTGGGCTTGGAGGCAGCGGAACGAACACGTATCTTGCAAAGTTCACACCCGATGGATCAACTCTCGGCAACTCCCTGTTGAGCGAGAGCGGACTCACGATCACGAGCGAAGCGAGCAATCTCTCTTTCACAGTTGCGCAAACTTGGAGCCTCCCGGACAACGCGAGCGCGCTCGATATCCGCAGGAGCGGAGGGGACACAGTGTTGAAGTTAGATTCCAATGGATACTACGTTGGCATAGGAACATCACCGCAATCACCCCTCCACGTTGCTCTCTTCGGTTCCTCCACAACGAGTGATGCATTCGAAAACGCTACGGCGAGAACCATCACGATGCAGAACACATCCAGCACCGATGGAAACTCGGCCACACTCATCAACTTCAACAACAGCAACGAACCCAACGGCTACATTCGATTCATCAACACCAATAACACTTTCCACAGGGGTGCGATATCCTTTGGAACATCCAACGGAACATCAGACCGCGGTGAGAGGATGCGAATCGATGAGGTCGGGAGAGTCGGAATAGGCACGTCTGACATTGCAGCAGTAGGAACAGACGTCTTCCTCTTCGTGAGTGGATCTAGCGGTTCTCTGGGAACTGCAACACGAGGAGTCTCAGCATTCGGTGGCGACGTAATAGTGAGTGGTTCACTTAAGATCGGAACTGGCTCAGTATTGTTGACTTCCAACGACATCCAGTTCGGAACCTCCGGCATGAGGATACAGAAGAACGGAAACGACATGAAGTTCTTCGACATCACGAATCCCAGCGGCTACACACTGACCGATCTCGCAGCAGGTGGCGGAGGAGGTGGATCGTCACCTGTGTATTGGACGTCTCCGTCTGCAGGGTCCATCTACGCCACAGGAAGCGTCGGCATCGGCACGAACACATACACGGGACGACTCTACGTTTCAGGTTCCTCCACGGGAACTACACCAACTCTCGTTGCGAGACACGGAGTTGCAAATGGATCTTCCCTTCCTGTTCTTAGCGTTGAGAACTCTGCAGGAAATTCGCTCCTGTTTGTGTCTGGTAGCGGATTCGTTGGAATAGGAACGTCAACGCAATCTGTGTATGCGGATCAGACAATTGGAACGGGTGCGACGACAGTCTCAATTGCATCGAGCGGGGCCGGAGAATTCCCAGGCGCAGTTGTTTTGTTTGAGGTCGACAACACGCTTTCAGGTGCAATATTGGTATCAAATGCCGGAATGAACATTGCAGCCGGAGCCAATAGAGAACTGAGTCTCTCTACAGACAATAGTACAGCGGTCATAATAACGCCTGAAGGTCTGGTTCAGATAGTTCGGACAGACAGTTACTTCGATGCCACCTTGAACTCAGGGCAAGGAATAAAGCTCGCGGATACGCCCGGCAACGCAGGGGCTCAAGTTCTTGATTGCTACAGTGAGAAGACAGTTAATAACATAAGATTTTATTCAAGCGGAGATGCCGGTGTAGTCATGGAGGCAGGTTACACTACGGTCAGCATGACTCGAATAGGCAGAATGGTGACTGTCGCAGGCCACATTAAGGCAACAACTGCTGGTAAACCAACTGCGAGCGGAAGACTATCTATTGATTTAAGTAACACAGCCGAAATTCCTCTACCTGCAAAGAAAACTGCCGTTTCATTGTGGATAACAAGCTTTGAATCAGGTCTTATGGACCCAGTGATGGGTTATTTGGACACCTCAGACGTCTTCATCTACATAGACAGATTTAGTGCAGGTTCTGTCGTACAAGATTTAGCAGATTTTTTGGATACAGGCTCAGAAGCTATCTTCTCTGTCACGTATTCTGTCTAAATCGTCACGTTCTTCTGGTGACCTACCTTCACGGAAGGATCGAGCAAGATTTTATATCCTGCTCGTTTCACCTTCCTGCACCAACCAACATCCTCCGAGGTGGTGTCTCGCAACTCGTCAATCACAATTAATTCTGAATTGAACCACGGGTATTCAATTTTCGCGAATACTTCTGTCCTCACCAGGGCGAACCCAAGGCCCAACCAGTCCACCTCGAGGAGGGGATTGGCCATTGCCCGTGCCTGACCGAGAGTGTAGGCTGGAAATGTGTAGTGATTCTTGAAGAACTCGACATCCCAGGAACCTGCAACGATTCGCTTGTCCTCTTCCTTAGAGTGGGCCTCTGTGGAGTAACAGTACGCGCCTGCAACCACGGGAACATTGTGAGACCATAACCGCCAGAAGTCTTCTGGTTTGAACTCGATGTCGCTGTCCACCATGAAGATGTGTGTGACTTCCTTGGTGTTGTATGGTTGCTGGAATTTTCCGCGCTCGAGCGAGGCACCACACACCTGTGCGCGCCCGTGAGGAAGAAAAGAACTCTTGGAAAAGTTGAAGTGGTGGCGTAGCCCTCGACGCTGCATGTCGGCCTGAAGAGTCAACAGCGACTTTACAGTGTCTGTGTGAATGGAACCGCCCGTGGGGACAGTGATCATCACCACGGGCGGCTGCTTGGATTGAAGAGAGAGTGGCTGGTTGATCACCGCCACGCTCCTTCAGTGTTGGTGACATCGTCCATCTTGATCACAATTTCGTTCGTGTCGAAGTAGAGCTTGTGACCCTTGCCGATCACGTACCCGCGCTTGATGCGACTCGGACCAGGGGAACTACACTCACCGTCGGTCATGATGAGCATGCCGTCCCAACGTCCTCGTTTCTTTGGATCGTTTGCAAATCGAGTAGGGGCATTGAAATCAGTTCCTCCGCCACGGACCCGCTTCGCAGGATGGTTGGTGCCGCGGCGCCACTCGTACAGATCCTTCTCATGTGCCTCCGTGTCGAAGGGTAGGATGTCGATGGACACCTTCTTCGTGAGGGTCGAGAGCTCGCCGAAGAAATCAGCAAGCATCTCGTTAGAGACGGAGCCCGACTGGTCGATCGCGATGAGGAGCTTCGCCGTGTAGCCTCGCTTCACACCCGGGTGGATGTAGGGGTAGCGGGGATTGATCCTCTTGATCGAGGTGGTCCGACCACCGCGGGTGATGGATCCGACGAACTGACGAAGCACGTTGCGCCAGTTGATGATCGTGGACACCGACTTGCGGATCTGGTCCGCGAGTTCGACGGGGATGTTGCCCCAGCCGTTTGCCTGCGAGTCGGCGTGCTTCGTGGCCTTCTCGATCACCGCCTTGACACGACCTTCGACGTATTCCCGCTGTTCTTCAGGAATCTCCTGCCAAGTGCCGTGTTCGTCCATAGAGCCAATGACGTATTCACCGCCTTCACCGGGACCTTCGAAGCCCTCCCCGCCGGCGGCCTTGTCCTTGTCGGACTCCTCCTTGATCTTCTCGAAGTACCACTCCGAGGCCTTCATGGGAGGCAGCTTCTCGATCACTGCAGCGAGCTTCTGCGCCTGTTCCTCGTCCTTGGTGTACTCACGGCCGTCGGGATGCTTCGGCCGGTGACCTGGAACGAGGGCGAACTCAGGAAGTGGGCGGTCGCCGCTGAGGCGATTGCCGTTGCCGTGCTTCGACGAGTCCATGATGATGCTGTTGATGGCCAGGTCGGTGCCGATGTTCCACAGCTGCGGAGGAGTGCGGCGGCGACCATAGAGGTGGCCGAAGACGAGGTGGTAGTACTCGTGGGTGAGGACGCCACGGACCTCCCACTGCGACAGCTTCGCGAAGAAGTCCGGATTCCACAGGAGCGTGAGCTCGTCCGTCTTCTCGTTGTACGCCACGGCAGCAGTGGGAAGCTGCTTCGTCGGCGTCTTGTGGATGTGCCGGCTCAGCTCCGCGAAGAATGGATTGTCCTGGAGGAAGCTGATCAGGTGCCGGTCGAGGTTGAAGTCGGTTTCACAGTTTTCGTACATGGTAACATCCTATCACATCTTGGAGACACATTGCATCCAGAACGAGGAATAATTATTCAGGAGAATTCCACCTATTTGGGATCCGCACAACAACGAAGCCCCTGCTGGTAGAAGGCAAAAGATTCGTTGTGGATCCTCGTGGAAGGCCTGCACCGAGTGCGCACCACGGACCAGTACCCACCCTTCAGGATCGACCGATACCCAGTCTTCCGCGTGGATCTCGTCCACTCATCCACGTTGCCCGTCATGTCGTGCACTCCGAACGGGCTCACGCACCTCTCCATCGTTCCGCTGGGAACTCCTTGCCACAACCGGAGCAGCTCCTCTCCCCGCCGCCGAGGATCTGAGAGGGCGGCAACATCAGGAGCAATCCATTTGTGATCGATGTTACAGGCGGTAGCGTCCCGCTCGTACCCGTAGGGATACGGAACCCCCTCCTCACCTTCACAGGCGAAAGTCCACTCTTCCTCAGTACACAGGCGCTCCCCCACCGCCTCGCAGGTCTTCTTGGCGGAGTACCAATCGATGAACACCACGGGTGTGACCCCCACCTCGTTCGGGAACTCATACGTGTCCATGCAGAAGTCCATCCCGTGGCGTTTCCACTTTAGGCCATCGGTAACCTTGAGCCATTTCTCTCGATTAAACCTGGCACACCTGGCGGGGAACTGGGTGGAGATCCACTCATCGCAGGTGGAATCCTGTAGCACCTCCACCATATCGGATCCTGCAGGAAGTGCT